CTGTTTCCAGTCTTTTACCCAACCTGATGAATCATGTGGACTACACATAACGCACCCCAACTGACATTTCGTCCCCATACGGATATCAATATACCGTAGTTTGCTAGTAGTACTTCCATCTTCATACGTCTGTTCAATAAGCTCATCTAGATTTACTCCATTGTTCAACCAATATTCAGTTTCCCATTGACGTTTAGATCTGTGTCCAGCCGCCTCTTCTTTGTAACACTTTAAACAACTAGCAGGCTTTTCACCATTAAGCATCATTTGTCTTACGCTTCTGTAATAAGTATTATTCCATGCACTATCTAAGTCTGAAGTGTTAAGGTTGGCTGGTTTGCCATCTTCTAGTTTTACAATTCCTACTCTACCGCCATGTACTTTATCGTTTGTGGCACCCACGCTTGATGCGTTTGCTGTACAGCATACACGCATTGAACCGTCAGGTCTTGTGGACAAATGAATCCACGGTAAGATACAAAATGTATCACTAGGTAATTTATGATCCGGCATTAATTAATCCTATGCTCTGTTGATGCGTTGCTTTGTCTTATTAGTTCTATTGTTTTTTCAGTAGTACTACCTGTAATTTGTAGAGCGGGTCTTTTACGCCAACTGCCGTTCCATGTTAAATGTGGTAGTGTTGACCACTCCCAACATAAAGCCATTCCAGCCTTCCATTGTGAGTATATTTTATTTCCAAACTGTAGTATCTGTCCAGGCTCCCAATCTTCAAGCATAATTAAAAAACGTATCTTGTCTGGTTCTTGATATTTAAAGTCTGGATTATCTATCACTCGCTCTGGACGTGGATTTCCAGGTAAGTTATCAATATGCCACATAAGTTGATCATTTGGAAACTGATCATTGAACTTTTGTGTAAGTTTCTTTTCTGTATTCATTTGTAGATAGTCTACAATCTTTTCAAATGTAGGGCAAACACCCGGATGCTTATCAAAATTAATTTTACGAAACATTACTGCTTCAGGCTTTCCATCAGGATTTTCTTTATCTTCTTCTACGTGGTCTTTACTTTTTGCGTTAGCCGCATGTCCATAGTCCTGCTTATTATAGGGTTGGTCTTGCACGCCAACATCTCGAGCCGCGATAATATCTGCGTCCCAATCACCTTGAAAATGCCCAATACATTTTACGTATTCTCCATCTTCATCAACTTTAAATTTATCAAAGTGCCACGGTTGTTTAAATAAATTCATTCTCTTATACTTTCTGCCACCACCAAATGTACCAGCATTTTAAAACATTAGGAACGCCAACAGGTTCTCCTCTTGATCTTCTTCCTTGTTCATTAGTAATTATCTCCTGCTGACGAGGATCATCAAACTTTTGCAAAAACTCTGCTAAGTCCTTATCACTTAAATCTTGTAATCTTACTTGTCGGAGTTCCACTGGCTTAACAATTTTAAACCCTAGTTCTTCTCCCCATTCTCTTATATTATCAATGCCCCATAAAAATAAATGTCCACGCAACGGCGGAGTTTTGCGTGGTCTATATAATGTTTCAACATCACTACGTACACGCATTATTACTCTTCCGCCTGGTTTTAGCCACTTGTGTACATATTTTAAATTATTATATATCTCACCTGCTTTGTCTTCTTTTGAATGACTTGTGTGTATTGAACCTAAGCAAAATACAAAGTCTGCTGTACCTGGTTGTGTATGTTCATCAAATACAGGATACTCACATGTGTAATCATTTGTTTCCAAATGTGCCCAATCAAATCCTGTAACGTTTTGTACTTTATTCTTCCAGATATTTTGCCCACAACCTGCATCAATTACATATTGTGGTTCATAACTATTTATTTGATCTGCAAAACTATCCATAGGATCTGTGCTATGGTAAGCGTTGTTTATTTCGTTATGATAAAAGCCTTCTTCTATATGTTTTCTGTAGTATACACCCGTCATGTAATTTGTGCAACCGCCATGTATTTGTCATCAGGCCATCTTTTAATAATACTTGCTTCGTCTTTTTTAACGCCAGGAATAATATTAAGTGATTCATTTGGGTTCCATTCTCCCCACTTCATATTCTTACGCATTGCAAAGTCTACAATTTTACATGTCTCTTCAAATATTAGAGGACGCATTGTATTATAGTCCTTGTATCCGGGTCTGTAATCTGGCCAATGATCTTCACTAAAGTCCATTACATTACACCACCATGCAAAACTTGCTTGAGCTTCTTTGTATAGTAGGATTATGTAATCACCCTTAAAGTTTTCCCATAACCAATCCAAGTTATGATGTCTAGCGAAGAAATGGGATTTTATTATCCTATATCCTTCGCCAGAAAATACTTGGTCAATATCGTGTTGTACCTGTTCTTTTGTTTTATAATTTAGATTATTCCAGTCTTCACCACAGCCCATGCCAGGTCCCCAATAAGCACCTTTGTGTCCATTGTTTACATCTCCTGGTACGTTTACCCTATGGTAAAACAAACGCTCTGGAGTTTCATCTGTCTGATCACAGGGTAAGCATCTACGAAGTTGAATATCAACTCCACTCCATTTACTTCCTGGTACTCCACAAAACCAAATATTCTTTTTCATCATTTACTCCTTAACCTGAGAAGTTATCTACAAGCTCATTTGACTCTGCGTCGTCGAACTTACCACGTGCCATTGGATCCCAATCCTTAGCATCAGCTGGCATTGTGTGGAATGGCTTACCTTTAGCCATGTGCTTCTCTTCACTTAAATCGATACCATATGCTTCTTCTAGCATTTCGGCAGTTTCTTTAAGAGCAACATTACCCATACAGTTGATCCAATACATTCTTTCGAACATTTTTGGAAGTGTATTCATAACTTTATCCTGTTCTTCTTGATTGAGGTGACATGTACGCTCTAGTGTACGAGCACCAATTTTACTGTGGAATGTTTCATCCTTAGCAATTTTTGCATATGTACGCTTAACTACTGGATCAGCGATTGCACGTGACATTGCAAACCATACACGGCCTGCACGACCTTCAGCAACCATTTGGTAAACTGCTGTAAGTGACTCATCACCTTCTGCGCCAATCTCATCAAACATTGAAGCACCTTTTGCTTTAATGTTTTCTGGAGCCATTTGCCATGCAAATTCTTTTTCAATTTCTTCGTCAGCCATTGGTTGGCCTGAAAGATATTCGATTACGTTTTTAACCATATCGTAATGCTTTGCTTCATCTAATACTTGCTTAGAAATTAATTTTACTTGTACTGGGTCTGTTGAAGCTGGTAACTGTGCAAGTGTCTTTGCAATTTCAACAACGTTCATACGCTCATTAAACATTCTACGCTTGAAGTTAAAAATGCACTCATCCAAATCTGGGTTTGAACGGAAGTATGCTTCTGTTTGTAGCTCACTTGCTTTAAACAAAGGTTCGATAGTTTCTTCTACCTTTTTAACAAATTCTTTACCTGTTAACGCCATTTTATTCTCCTATTAATGACTTATATTCATCTGGCATCCAGTGATTATCTTTATCACGCTCTGGGTGCCATACTACTGCTAGGCTATTGCCTAACATCCAGCTTTCTATATTTCCTGACTTGTCGGTTACAAGTACTTCTGCATCATTGGGTGCTTTTGTAATTGCACTGCCGTGGTAACTGTTAAGCGTAATATCATTACCCTTATATGTTGCCAGATGCTCTGTACGTCTGTGTCCTTCAATAGGTACTAGCTCGCCTCCCCATAACTGTGTTAGTAAAAATGCACCATGGCATATTCCTAACACTGGCTTCTCACGCATTCTAAATTGCTTTAGCATTTCTATTTCTACTAGCAGTCTTTGTGGGTGATCATCTCCTCCACTTAATACTAGTAGATCATGAGTAGCGGCTAGATTAATAAAGTTTTGGTTTGCTTTGTTGTGAAGTGCAGTAATTTCCCAATCTCTAAACATGCTAAAAAAGCCACGCTCTAAAGCATCAAATTGAAACTCACTGCCGTTCCTCAAAGTACGAGTACTAATCAGAACTTTGTTCATTACTAGCTATCCTAAAATCATCGATTGCACTGGCTGTACCACCTGTGTGGTAGCCAATATCCTCACTTAACATGGCATAGAAAGGAGCCATGTCGATTTGTTCTACAATTTCCATTTTACGCACATTGAACTTGGTGTTACCTTCATTTTCAATAACATCCTTTGCTTGAAACTTGCAACGAAAGCATTGATAATCTCCATATGCTCCACATAATACCCATTCACGTAGTACCCAATCCAAAGGTGCTAGTGCAATGCCACTGTTATACTTCTTACTAATAGGAATACGCTTTGCAGGATCTGAATCCTGATACTCAGCATCAAATACTTTGCCTACACTATACTTAATTGCAGGGTGGTAAATTCCTTTACCGTCAGCCGCTGATAGTTTATAGCCGTAAAACCAATCTTCAGGATCAGCCTGTTCAAAGTTAACTTTTGTATCATAAAAGAAACGTGGTATTCCGCCTGTCCAGGTAAACTGTACATCACGTAGGTTTACTCCACGTAGTTTATTCTTATCCATGATAGCATGTTTGATTCGGCAATCACGTAAATTAACTTTACGCATATCATTACCAATGATTGTAGCATAGTTTAAATTACTATCCCACATATTAACATGTAGCATGTTACATGCTTCAAAGTTTGCACCAATAAAGTAACCTTCTTTGAGCTGTGCTTCACGCATGTTTACATTAATAAAATTTGCACCATCTGCATTTACACGATTTACAAGAGCACTTCTCATACCGCACTTGTAAAAACTTGTACCTGTTAGGTTTGCTCCTGTAAAATCACATTCATCAAATAGTAGACCATCAAAATGCATACCACTAAGGTCTGCACCACGAAAGTCAATGTTATCTAATTTAAGTTTTCCATCTCCTGGTGTTCTGTCGTGCTGGCTATGTGCTCTTGGTAAGGTTTCCATCAGGGTTTTTAAATCATCCTGATATCTTACTCTGCCCTGTCTAGTCTTTAGCATGGTCTTTTCCTCTGTATAAAATTGGCCAGAGAGTATTATCTAGCTCTTGTGTGTAGTTTTGAAATGTTTGTTTACGCTCGTAAACCTCGGGCCAGGAATGTTCCAGCCATTTGTCGATATCTGCGACACTGTGTGAAAACTTGAGTTCGTTATCTCTAACAAACTTATACATGTATTTATTCTCGATGTTCGCTTGACGCTCTAAAACGTCACTCGTTCCGTACCATTTATAATTAGGATATGTAATATCCCAACTACCACTTTCATGCCACCATCTTAGGCTGATATTAGGTTCCCTGAATACTAATAGTATCCACATTTCAGGACAGTTCTCTTTTATCCAATCCAATTGATAACTAAACCAATGACAGCGTATAAACCTAAATGGCCTAGGATCGTTTGGATCAAACTCATGATCTAATTGGGCTCTAAACTGATCAGCACCTATTAAATCTAAATGATCAAACTGTTCACCAAGTCTATTATATGGCCCCCAGAAACTATACATATGTCCTGTTAGATTATTAGGATAATCCATTTGTGGTTCCCACCAACTACTCTGATCACATAAATCTGGTAATGCTCTGTCTATAATGGATTCTACTCTTCCCCATCTACTGCCTGGAATGCCTACTGTAAGCACGTATTGTTTATTCGATTTCATTTACTAGCCTATTCGCAAAATGTTGGTTACTTAAAATACCTGGGTGAGCACAATCTCTGCCCAAGTCTATCATATCTTCTGGTGTATATATTATACACTGAAACTTATCGTACTGTGGTGGTAGTTTAAAATGTTTTCTGTTCCTTGCTAATAAAAATACAAGTTTAGCATTTGGAAATGTATTCATTAAAAACGATTCAAACATAATAAGTATATCATTGTTAGTTTGTAATAGCATTTGTCTATAGTACTTACGCATACTATTATCCATATCATTTTTCATGTTAATGAAATAGTTTAAAGCCCAGCCAGACTCAGCAATAAAACGTGTGTCATTTATACATATAATATCTGGATTATATGATTTGCCTATAGTACGAAGTGGCTCTACAAGTTCTGTTAGACAATCATAATCACTCATGTTCATATAGTCGTAGCCCATTTCCTTAGCGGCCAAATATACACAACTGTTTTCAACAGGTACGCCTGTACCTAATGTCATGCTTCCACCAGCGTATAGTATTTTCTTCTTTGCATAAAAGTTTGGCTCAGGACCTCTCCAACCAAAACTATTCCAGTCATAAGTAAAGTCATTACCACGCCAATCATAATCCTGTATAAGATGACTTGTGAATATATCTCTGCCTTTACATCCTAATTCAAAGTTTTCAATAAGATCTCTACCATACCCTTGAACACTTGTGTTGGGCACTCGCTTTTGTTTGTATGTTTTCGCAAAATTAATACGTCTGTATTCACGAATTTCATCGTCAGACATCCATAGGGGATCAGTCATTTATTTTATTAATATACTCGTCTACTGTTAGGTTGTTTCTAATAAGATGTTCATAGTGTTTTTTACTCATGTTTTTAAAGAACACATAATCTTCAACATCTTCTACACTAATATCTTCTAGCTCATTAGCATAAGTTTTTTCAAAACCCATAATCATACTAATTAGGTTAAATCTATTGAACTTTGTTTCACCTGATTCGCACCATCTATCTGATTTGAAACTATCAGCATAATCACTTACTTCTTGTACTGCGTCATGTCCTTGTGCAACATTACGCCAGTATTCACTATCCTGTCTTTCACTTAGAATATAATGATAATATACAAAACGTTTGTTATGATCAATAATTCTATGCATAAATTTACTTAGAGCTTTACTCTTTGTAGCATTCCAGGTATTATGTTTATTATATAGTTCTTCAAAAGACCTTGCAGTACTACACGTAATCATTAAACTTGTAGCCTCTAAGGGTTCAATGAAGCTCTGTGATAGCCCATTAGCAATAACGTTTTTAACTGCTACTTCGTTACATCTGCCTGCATCAAACTGTATACGCCTAACTGGTTCATACTTTATACCTTGATCAGCATAAAAACTTACAATACGTTCTTCTGCTTCATCATCTGTGGTATGATCTGAGCTGTATACAAATCCACTTCCCCAACGTTCTGCTGTTGGTATCTTCCATATCCAACCGTCCTTTTGTGCGAAGGCTTGTGTGCATGGTTTAAATGGTATGTCAGTCATTGCTGTACCTGCAATAGCTCTGTTGTTTGGTATTAAAGGATAATAACTATTCCACTCTGTAAGTTCACCTATAAGTAATTTCTTAAAACCTGTACAATCAAAGTATACATCACCCTGTACTATTTGTCCATCTTCTAGAATAATACTTTCAACACCATCTTCATCAAAGTTTACATGCATAACTTTCTTTTGTATTTCCTCAATAGGAAACTTACAAGCATTTTTCATTGCTTGTCCAAACTTATGTGCATTTACATGGTAACTAAATCCAGGAAAATTTGTTATTGTATTTCTGCCTGCATGATCATAAGGTGATAGTCCACGTTCTAATAGTGTTTCACCTGGACCATGTAAGTCGTTATAATCTCTACTCTTACCACTACCTTTGTTTACTGATAGAAAATAATCACAACTTGTTCTACCAATCTTTGCATTATATTTTCCTAAGTCCTGGAGTGGGCTATGCATAATCTCATAAGGATATATGTCATCAAATGTATGAAACCAACGACTGCCTTCTCTATTCCAGTCTAAAAATTCTACGCCATACTTAAATGTTGCCTCACATTGTCGCATCCAATCAGCCTCTTCAATGCCAATTTTCTTTGCTATGTGTTGAATAGTTGGTGTGGTTGATTCTCCTACACCTATTGTTTCAACTAAATCTGTATGTATTATAGTAACTTCTGCTTCTACTGTACTGGCAAGGTAACTAGCAGTAATCCAACCAGCTGAACCTCCACCCACAACTACAATTTTCATAATTTTATGACTCTTTCTGGATCTGGATCCGCAATCATGTCACGAGTCTTATCGCTAATAAATCCGGTAATTTGAAATGTTAGACGTGGTGTAAAGCCAAAGTTGGCTGTACCATGAGGCACGTTACACCAATCATATGTAACAACTGTGCCTGACTTGTAGCCTTGATGGTAATAATTACCAAATTGCCACACATGTCCATACTCCCAATCCTGTAAATGAATTAGAAAACGTCTTAAACGTAGTGGGTCTTTATCCCCTCCACCATCTAACCAAATCTTACGCCAACCCGGACGGGCATATCTCATCTGTTGATCTATATGTATTGGCGTCACTTGTCCTAACTTTTGAATATGAATACGGCTTTGATGTACATCTATGCCCAGAGCATCAATAGCCTTAAAGCAAACATCATATTCGGGTACGTCTTTTCTTTTAACGAAAAACTCTTGTTTCTTTTCATTCCACTTTAGTCCTAGTATATGATCGTGATATAGATTGCTTACATCTGCATCACTTCCTGTAGCACGTTTAATATCCTGTAACTCACCATCATGTAAGTCCTGATCTTGTCTGCTACTGTGTCTAGGTCTATAGTTTCCTATAGTCATTTCTTTTGCTTCTTGCAAAGAATAGTTTATTGCATCAGTCCAATCTGCTTCGAGTCTGCAGGGTATCTGAATAATCTCAGGATCTGCTGGTGCCATTGGATCAAAGTGAAATGAGCTTCTTAACTTATTATGTTCCCATCTACTTGGTACGCCGTCAACTGTAAACACGTTCATATTAGATTGATCATGTAGTTTAAGTTGATCCTCGCTATACATATCGTCACTGTAATTTTTATCGCGAGTAAGATAAACACCTTCCTGTTTTTCAATAGTAGTGTCTGTGTTCTGAATTAGGTCATCAATTTTATCACCACTATAATAATTTACATCTGTTTTTTCTTTCAACGTTTGTCTCCCATGGTGTTAGGCAACATCTTATGTATTGATCTAATATTATTTTCTGTAAGATATAGACTCATTAGCACGTGATATATGCCACCCTCAAAAGCAAAACTTCCGTGTTGCTTACGAGTATTTAGTATGTATGCTTTTCCGGGTTTAAAATCGTGCAATGAATTGTCATATATGAAATTCCACTGATGACGTTCAGTCTTGTTAAGTGGAATAAAAATACGCATTTGAGGATTAAATTTCCATGCGTCACGATGCAATGAAAAGAACCCGCCTTCGTCTATTTTAATACAGCGACAGCGAGCTAATTTTTCCCAACAATCAAAGAATGATTTTAGACTAGGTAATGCATGTAAATGTTCTGTGTATTCTTGGTCTGCGTTGTGTTTATCCTTACTATCAACGCCTATGCTTTTTGTATCACCTGTGAGGTTCAAAGCATGTTTTCCATTTGGACCTGTAATAAATTGAGAATCTAATTGTTCTAATTGATCAAGGATTTCCTGTACGTTAAATTGCCAATCAAGCTCAATAACGTCTCCGTAACTATTCAGTAAGGTTAGTAGTTTTATTTCTGTATCGTTCATTTTTTGACTTACCATGTTGTTCGTCCATCTTTCTAATGTGTTCAATACGCATTATCTGATGGTACATTTTAATAACACCCTTAGGTGCATCTGCTTTCCAGACCCAAGGTAGTAAGCCGTGTACGACACTTTTGAACGCTATTACGATTAGAGCCCAGCTATTTTGTAGACTATGCCACAAATGATACCAGTAACCCCAACCTGTTTCAACTTTTAAATGATGGTAACCTGCCTTTAACCATTTTATCATTCTGGATCCTTAAAAAATTGCTCCAGCACTCCTTTGACTTCGTTCTGTACTTCTTCTTTAATAGCAGGATAATCTAATTGAATAGCGACATCTACAACGCCTTCATTTTCAAAGCGTCGTAGAATATCATGTTCGCTATTCAAATTTTGTAATTCAATGCCACTAATTTCAGTAACAGAACCGTCGGTAAAGGTGATTTTGACAGTATGTATGAAATCCATTGGAATCTTGTCCAATGTGATCTCATCAAATATTTTATCAAATGATCTGTCTTTGCGTTCAATAGGCACGATTAGGCCTCGGCAGTTTCTTTTTTAGGACGTCCTCGCTTTGGGCGTAGGTCATCATTAAGGGCATAGGCTTCTTCACGAAGTCTTTTTGCTTCACCCTCAAAATATTCTGCTTGGCTAATCATTCCTTTTGCTACGTCATCATCTCCTAGTACCCCATCAACCGGTGCGGTTGTTGGTGTTGGTGCTGGTGTTTCAGCTTCGATAGCTTCTGTTACAACTGGACTTGTATCTTTGCCTTGCATATCTGCTTCAGCCATAAGTTCAGGTGCAACTACTGGCGCTCCGCCAGATTGTTCCCTAATGATATCGTTTAACTCAGAAAGTTTTACTTGTGATGTCTGATTAGGTGTCATCATAATATTACTTGTGGCCACTTTCTGTAGCAGGTTACGAGCATTCATAGTCTGCAACATATTTGATCCGTCAGTAAACATAGTTCTCTGAGCGTACTCATAAAAATTAGGTGATGCCTGAGCACCAGGACTTTCGACAGCATTGATTACATCATCATGCATCCAATCCTGTAAAGCGTCTGTGTCTACTACTAGACAATTACCTGGTTCATCTGGCACTTCTCGGAACACGACTACACAACGCCTTTGGGTGTTGATAATCTGTCCTACATGTTTGATATTTGCCATATCTTACTCCTTTGTCGCTGTTTCCTCAGTGGTTTCAGCTGGTGTTTCAGCAGGTGCTTCTGCATCTGATGCAGGCTCTGCTGGCGGTGGTGAGATCTTTTGAATCACATCCACTAATTTATTAAAGGCTTGACCTACGGTCTGTGCCTCGGCTCCTTTAAAGGCGCCTCTCTGTACTGCCAAATCAATGATATTGGCGGTTACGTTTAGATCTTGTAGTGTCAACGAGATTGGCTCTGGTTGTGCTACGTCTGTTTCTGGTGTTGAATTTTCTTCAGCCATTAGTTTCTCCTTGTGAGTTTATTAACTGCTAACATTATTATTTATCTATTCGTTTTCGTGAGTATCAGATAACTTAGCCATAAGTAGGTTTTTCTCAAACCTATCTATATCCATGGGTAACTCAAACCATATTTGATATAGTTTGTCTGTATCAATACGTCTAATATGATACAATCCAGTAACACCTGTCATTAGTTTCGACCAATCGAGTTCAGTGCCACCGTTAGTGACCATAACCAGTCTTCGGTTACGCATCAAAGATAGAAGAAGGTCAGTGCCACTAATCAACTGTAGATCAGTTTCACTGAGGCTTCCGCTATTATCTAAAATCTTTACATTTTTATTCATAGTGTATGGTTGTGCCAAATGGGGCATGTATCCTCTTCTGAGGATCTCCGTGAATAACAAATAGTGTATCACAATAGTCTGGATTACCCCAACTATTCCACGGATAACCATCTGTAAACATAATTAATTGATCAGGCTCAATACCTTCTTGTTCCATGTATTTCCATACAATATCAAACTCAGTACCGCCTCCGCCTATTGGCTGGTATTCTCTAATGTCCTTGCCATCTTCACTGCTGAATGTTTCAACATTGTAGATGCCTGTATCAAAACAAAGTACAGTAATCTTGTAACTGTCATATTGTTGCATGATACCATATGTCTCACTAAGCATCTCCTTGGCAGTTTCATCACTAATACTACCTGACATATCTAGTGCAAGTAGAGCATGAAGCTCTTCATCTTTATTCATACCAGGAAATATAACTTCACCTGACCTTTTGCTAGGTCGCATAAATGTAAAGTCTGACTTCAGTGAACTTTCCATCTGTACACGTAGCACATCTTTCCAGGACAACTTAGGCTCTGTAAGATCCTTGATCATCCTCTTAATGTCTGCAGGAACATCATTACCTGCACTCTGTGCCGCCTGTAGTACAGCCTGTTTAATCTCGTCCTGCAACTCTTTACGTTCTTCAGCAGTCAAAGGCTTTGTAGGCATCTTAGGACCTTTGCCAGATTCATCGCCACCGTTACCTGTACCATCTTCTAAGTGTACATCCATACCAACCATTTGTTTATGACCTTCTTGTAGAAGCTGATCATAAATCTCATAACTGTTCATGCCTGCATACTTAGGATCATAACATGGCTTACCACCATTAAGTTTATCCTCACCAATAATCCTACCAATAGCAAGATCAACTAGTGTATAATTAATGTTGAAGTCACATGCTACATTATAAAGCATTGGTTCACGATCCTCACGTGATTCCATGTGATCATATACACAATGCAATACTTCGTGTCCTACAAGAAAATCTAGTTCTTCATCATCTAGTGCATCTACAAATTCACGATTGAAAAAGAAATGTCTACCGTCTGTGGCGGCAGTTGGCATACTTTCAACTTCTTGTATACGTAGGCGTGTAGCCAATGTACCAAAGAATGGCTTGTTCATAAGCAACCTTACACGACTCTGTGTAATTCTTGTTTCTGCGGTTGTTGCTAACATCTAAAACTCCTGCTTTATTATATCTTTATTATACGACATATTTACTGTATTGTCAACTTAAAAAGCATAGCCTGCTCTGGATATTTAAACAAAAAATTGTGACTATCATCTGGCATTGCATGTTTAATATAATCCCAATCTTGTAAATAAAGATTCTGTTTACACCAGGCTTGTGCTTTATTAAAATTACCTCTAACGTTGACTACTTCTGCGTTTGGTTTCCATTGGGCTTTGTATTCAAATACATCTGCTGGTATCCAATCTTTACAATCCAAACCATATAGTCTAATATTTACCCTAGTTCGTGGCGGATAGAGGGAGAGGTCCACACTCTCTCCCTCCTTCAGCTTAGGAGTCAAGTACGAGTCTACCATACCTACCAAAGTACTCCTCAAATCGCTCTATCTTATCCTGCTTAGGAACCAACTTGTAGTTCTTCATTGCAATCCTGGATGCCATAACTGTCATCTCTGTCTCAAAATTATCTAGCATAAAGCTGATAAAGTTTGAGAAACCTTTGTGGAACTTATCAAGTGACTTGCTCTTCTCACCTGCAATATAAGTCTCCTTAAGCTCATAACATAAGTTAGTAGCCAATGAGTACATTGCAGATATTTCCTTGTTAGTACAAGTCTTAACCTTACCTGACAAAATGTCAGTAGGGTTAGGCATATCCTGTGCAACTTTCCTGTGAGCCGCAAACTTAATTGCAATACCTTCACCAACACAACCTGCAACCAAATCTACAAGCTCGCTTTCAGTGATATCATCCTCACCTTCAAGCAATTCACTTGTAAAAGTCCAGGACCTAGGAGTAGCAAAACCTCGTGAGCTAGAGCTAGGATCAAAGTTATACAAGTCGCTCTTAGCGAATGACAAGTAACCAACGATATCTGGGTTGATGTTGTTATCAACTGCCCAATCCAACCAATCTGAGAACTCAACACGTAGTTCAAAGTGTACGAAACGATTCTCAAGTGGCTTAGGCATTCTGTAAGTAACACCTTTGTCAGTCTCCCTGTTACCTGCGGCAACTACAACCACATTATCAGGCAGTACATACTGACCAATTCGTCTGTTAAGAACAAGCTGATAAGCCGCCGCCTGCACACTAGGTGCGGCAGAGTTCAACTCGTCTAGGAAAAGTATAATAGTATCATACTTTGCGGCCATCTCAGCAGTAGGAAGATCTGCAGGAGGAAGCCATTTCATAACACCTGATGCAACATCAGGAACAGGGTAACCTCGCAAATCTGTAGGCTCAAACAATGCAAGACGCATATCAATTACAAACGAATTGCCTAGCGAACCAGAATCGCCAATGCTCTGGATGAGCTCTGACTTACCGATACCTGGAGGACCCCATAAAAATACGGGTCTTTTCTTCTTTAGTACTCTAGTGATATGCTTTTTAGCTTCACTAATTTTAATAGTACGAACTTCAGTAACTGTGGACATAAGTAAACTCCTATTTTTTTAACTTACTCTTATACAATACAGTAAGAACTCTTACTTGTCAACCTATTTGTTGCATTTTTTTCAGATTATTTTCAACATATTTTTGTACTGTTTTAGTACCCCAATGCCAACCGTCTCTACCAGTATCCAACTGCTCATTATCCCAACAGATATATGGTGTGTCTTCTCCAGTAAACTTCTGAATCTGTGCAAATATTTCATTTTGTGATTTATTTTGTCCAGCAAACTTAGGTAGGAAGTTATGTATTAACTTTGTTTGCCCTTTTGGTTCGTCCCATAAGGTTCTGAATGTTTTAACAAAACCATCCATTGCACTCTGTTCTTGATTCTTAAATATAGTATCGCGAACTTCCTGTGCTAATGTTCTATACTTACGTTTATAACGCCATATATAACCCCAATGAATGATAAGCCATTCAGGACCTATCTCTCTTATAATTTTTAATGCAATACGCCTACGCCAATTAGGATTTGTACCATCTAAACTGATATCTATTACACGTTTGCCTGTTGCTTGTTCTATTGCTTTCTTATAGCATTCATGATATGCTATGCCCATACCCATAGTAAAACTATCACCAATAAGCCATATACTATCCTGCATTTCTGCTAATGTATTAGGCCAGTCCTCATCTCTGAATCCTCTACTGTTGAAAGCATAACTAATCCTGTCACCTGTTGGCCAGTTAGCAAATGTTTCCTTGTCTGCTTTACAGTACCTTGGATTGTCTAATCCGTGATATGGTATCTCTCTGCTTTTACGTTTCTCAACCCATAAATGTTCCATTATATCTGGTGTACATTTTACTTCATCTATATAGGTTTTCCAACCACTGCCATCTCTTTTAATGTAATTACCACGTTCATCAGCAAATACATCTACCCAGCCGCCGCCTATTTCCCATTTTGTTTTATCGTGATTATAACTCATTCCAACTCATCTTATATATTTTATCTAGGTAATCCAAGTGCTTTATCTGTTCTTTACGTTGTTCACCAAGGTTAGTAAGTTCCCCCACTTTCCATGTTGTTTCCAGAAACTCTTTAATCTTTTGTAAAGCCTGTGTACCTCGCTTTACTTTCCACTCTTCTTCGTATTTAAGTTCGTTTGTAGCCTCTATAATTTGATTCATAGCATGTAGTTTCTGTTGATCACTCATGTATGCAATAGTCATAGGGTGTGGTGGATCCACAAATGCCACATGAATCTGTAAATTATTTTCAACCATGTAACGTACAAGTCCAACTAAATCTAGCATGGTAAGAAAGTTTACTGTAATTATACCAACAACCTCGTGTTTATCTTTAAGATACTTTAGGTTGTGATCCATTCTATTCCAATTACCACCAAACCTAAAGTATTCATAATAACGTTGTGATGTATCAATGCTTACGAAAAACTTTACATGTTTAAACTGTGCCCAGTCCATTGCATATGTTGATATTCTATCATGGTTAAGATTCGTATGATAACGAAGTTCTATTTCCTTTTTATTAGAAATACCTTTTAGCCACTCTTTATGTGAGCTTGCATATATTAATGGCTCACCACCTGTAAAGTGTACAGTCTTTAGGTTCTCTGCTTTGTGGTAAAATGTTTTAAGATAATCTGGATCGTCTATTAAGTGATACTTGAATTGATCCTTAGGTAGGCGTTTAAGTTTTAGCCATCTGCTACTGCTATGTTCATCACAGTGTCCACATGCTAGGTTGCATAGGCTGTGTGGACGAACTTCCATAGTATGTATATTTTCTATTCCACCAAACTGTGGCTTACGTTTTATATCATCTATGAAGTCTAAATTGTCTGCTAGTTCTAATAAATGTTCGTTGTACTCTTGTCGTGTGGATCTTGTGCCATTGCTTTCCCTCTCCTTGCATTGGCGACAATTTTCTGGAAACACACCTTTCCAGAGATCCATTCTAACTTTTTGGATATTATAAGAGTTATAAGTTTCAGTAACATTATATTCCTTCCAATGCCCTTGTGGCTCTTTACTTCTATAACAAGGATACCAAGTTCCATCCTGGTCTAAATCTAAATTAGTATATGGTGCAAAGCAAAATGTATCTGGCAATCCTAACTTTTTAAGGTTTTCCATCTATCCATCCTTTTGCGCCTGCCATCTTAGCCATAAAAGCATCTCGTTCCGTAAATAGAACAATCATCTTTTTATCGATGAAGTATGGATATGTCATTTTTCTTTGTAATGCTATTTGATCTCCAGCCTTTAGTCCATGTTCTTCAAACGCCCAGTTGTCATATTTACGCATCATCTTATTCCTACCCTTACGTGTAAGTCGTAGACTTTGCTGGTTTTGGAATATTTCCTTAAACCTATCTGCTGGTGTGTTTAATTTTTCAAGAACCTTTTCTTGGATTTCTTTTATCATCTCTTGTTACTATCTCACCTTGCATAAGTTTTACAACAGTAAATTTATGTGTTTGAAACATTTGGTTTAGTCTATCGCATAAGTTGAAAGCATGTCCTGAATTACTAAAGGATACTTTCTTATACTTTGGTCCTGGATAGTTTACAAGTGTATTAAGTGTTCTGATGTTAATGGGCTTGCCTTCGTAGAACACTGCATAAATGGCATCCGCCTCTAAAATTTGTTCGCTATTGTATTTCTTGTCTACGTAGTCTATTATTATATTGGGTTTAGGCCTTGCCATCTGCTTCTCCTTATTATGTTAGTATTTATTAAAAAAGGAGAATTATGTGTAGTTTTAATCGTATTCTGCGAATCCACTGCCATCATCTATTGTGTAATAAGGATTGTTAAAGTTAGGATCGTCCATGCCATCAACTGCATTTACTTCTGGCACATAATGTTTTAGCATGTTTTCCACACCCATTTTAAGTGTAATTGTACTACTAGCACAACCACTGCAACTACCCTGCAACAACACAAGCACACGACCTGACTCCATATCAAAGTCTTCAAGACGTATAAAACCACCATGTTGTTGAACTGCTGGCTGTACGTATTCGTCTATGATGTGATTGATTTGTTCTATGATTTCTTCTTTGGTTCTATCCATATTGCTATTTACCTTAAGGGCACCTTCTTTACTAGTTCTAGTTCTAATAATTGGTAATCTATTTCAACCAATTTACATTCACGTAGGGCCTTAATAAGAACAACACTACTTGGTTTCTTGTTAATAATTGCTTTTGCTATACTAGCAATACCCCACACTTCTTCACCGTCGATATCAATTATGATATCTTCATTCTTAAGTCCCATCATTTGTGAATGCTTTGCATCACCTGGAACTTTTACATAGGCATAACTACGTTTCTTTTTGTCACCATCATTACATTCTGTATCTTGTTTCTGGACTTGTTCTATAGTAGGAGTGTAAGTTTCAAAATCTATACGACTAAACTTTACATATCCATATTTAAGAATACTATCTACTCCATACTTTGCCTGCCATGCTGGAATCGCAAATGCTACACCGTCCCAGGCCGCTATACCACTTCTATTACTGCTTGGAGATATAATCATACTATTGACTGCAACTACTTCACCTTTATCATTCCACACTGGCCCTCCACTATTTCCTACATTAATAATAGCAGAGTGTTGCATTAAGAAGTTAAGAGGTTTGGCAGTCCATCTATCAGTACCAGATATAATGCCTTTTGTTAAAGTATAAGGTTGACTTAGTCCATGCCCTAGTGTGGTTACTGGTGTACCTTCCAGGTTATTCTTGTCAAGGTTCCAAGCGAGCTCAGCCCATGTTTCACCGTCATGTGGTTTTATTCTTAGAACTGCAATGTCTAACGTTTTGTCAGCACCAATTACCTCAGCCTCATATGGCCAAGGGCGGTTAATCATATATAAACTTATTTTTGTGATATCAGGTCTTAAGAGATGTTTTTCAATTACATGTTCATTAGTAACAATAATTGCAGAGCCATCTTCTTCTACCTTGTACGTAAATCCTGTACCATGCCCAACAAGACCTAATTTGGCTGGCAGTCTGTCATCTTCACGTATTGGCTCTGTTGACACCATAAAGGTGTTAACCATATACTTTGTAAGTATATCATCATCTTTAGTAGTATTATAATGTATTCCCCATCCGATAGCGATCAGTAAACTAACCAGTACCAGGGGTAAGAATACTGGCTTCAGTTTTGCCATCAATGTTACCTCTCTTGTACTTTTTTAACTCAAGATTCATTTCCCACTCAGTTAAAAAAGGACCTCTATACTGGTATTTATCCACTGTGGCGAGTCTCGGAGCAAACGCCCATTGCCAGCCCATACCATCAAACTTAACAATATAGTAGCCTGCGACAAACACTTGTTTTGCTGTCTTTGTCTTTGTAAATGCGGGTAAAGTATTATGATCCACGGCTACTGGTTCAGATACACCTGTAGGATACCCATTTATTAATGCATTGTCCTCTTTAACTTCTCCCCGTTCAAGCACATTGAATTCATCCATGCTATCAAATGTACTTGTTGTATTCGTTCTGCTATCAAAGAATTCATAGCCAGCATCAGTTGCTCTCAGAGTGCCAACCTTACGACCATCACTACTGTTTACAATCCAATACTTATTTGCTATGACTTCGTTTGCTTTAAGCATCTGCAGACATTTCAATAACGTTTGCTACCCTGAAACTACGCCAGCCTTTAGCATTGGTATCCCATACACTTACGACTTCAGGGTTAATCTCCCTAACTTTCTTTTGTGTAAGTGGATCATCTTTCTTTGCTGGTGGTAGGAAACTTTCCTGCAATGTGCATGTCATAAGTCTTTTGTCACCATTTACTTTGGTAAACTCTACTTTACATACGTTGTCTTTAAGCATTTCTACTATTTCGTCTCTGTTCATGTTGCATACCCCTTGTTCAAATATTCTGCATGATCTGTTGCATTTTTACTGACATTGTCTAGACTGTGTTTACCACAGAACTTCATAAAGTGTATACCAACCTGTGCCTTCTTATCCTTCTGCACTTGCTCTACAATAGCCTCATCGAGTGTTGCCTTAACATCCTCAGGCTGTGCAGTCAAATCAATTAGATGCAAGTTACGTTGATAGTCCTCAAGTACACGATGCTCTACATTCTCATGATCAACCCAACGTTGTAGCATAAAGTTATTCCAATTAAAACCTTTTGTGTTGCGATCTTCAAATGCTTCTAGCATACCTACTTTGTTCTTTGTGCCTTTCTTACGAGCACCAGGACATGCACTAAAGATATTATCACTAGTGTCACCACGTATACACTTCTCAAACAACAACCACTCTGGATCACCTATTTGCTTAGGCTCCTTAGTCTTCTTATCAATTACAGGCTTACCCTTATCATTGTATACACCATCAACAGTAATAAGCTCTTGTGTAATACCGTTATACTGTTTTACATTAGGTGCAAGTAACTGATAGAAGTCACTATCACTGCTTACAATAATGTGATTATCTTTTGGATGGTTCTGTATCCAACGTGCAATAAAGTCATCTGCTTCTACATTACCTTGTTGCAATACAGTACAGTTTGTTTTATCTCTAAAGAAGTCTTGCAACTCATTAAAGGCGTCCCAGAACTGTGTATCTTCTTCTTGCTCACGTTCTGTCTTAGCCGCAATAACTGCCTGCCTGTTACGTTTGTAAGGTTCATAGAAGTCTTTACGCCAACTACGACCTTCTAGTGCAATAACAACATGTGTGCCTTTTTGTTCACGCCACACTTTGTTAATACTGTTGAACATAATATGATAGCTCATACCAATCTTTGTATACATATCATCACCACGTACTACATGGCGAGCTCTCATAAACATATTGGCAGTATCAACTAGAATGTAAGTCTGCATTATATTAGTCCTAACTGTTTACGTAGTTTTGTAATTTGTGTACGAGACATTGCTTTTCCATGTTGCATAATATACTGTGTTTGTATTGCAACAGACTTATAGCGAGGATCTTGTCCTTCTTCTACTTTTACTAAGTCTGAGAAACTAGCAGGATACAAACCTGCTTTTGCTACAATGTGAGATGCGATTTGCTCTGAGCGTTGTTGTAACTTTTGCATTTGTCTAGTCCTTTGTAAGTTCATAATATATAATATAGCACTAAGTATGCCTAATGTCAACTATTTCTTGCCAAGGCATCTTAACTAGATATTGCATTGAAGGATCGGTTATTCTGTTGTACCAGTTATACTGATCAACAACCGTATCAAAATGTTTTGTGTGTTTGAGTAATCGTTCTGGAAAGTCACTATAGTCTTTGTTTAAAACCTTGCCAACATTTATCCAGTTTACGTCTATTTCTTGCCTTGCTTGAGTCTCTACTTCATGCTTTGTAGCAACTCGCATAGCAACCTCTTCCATTTTAGGTCTTACATTATAGTCTAGATCCTCAGCGGCATCTTCTGAAAACTCCATCATTGCAAAATGGAAACGAGTTTCAGGATAATTTTCCATGTCTAAATAACTACAAAAAATATTGCCATCAAGATCCTTGTAAATATCTTTCATGACTTCATAGGTTACATTAACATAGAAAGGAGTATGTTCAAATTCGTTTATAATGTTGGGGGTTGTGGCATTTCTAACTACATCATTATAATGATCTAGAGTAACTGAGTCAATACAACGATAACTCTTAAGTCCTACCCAATCATCATTATGCCTAGCATATAAACCATAAATGCCTGGGTACAATTCCCATTCAGTATGGCTTTCGCCGTTTAAGCCTGCATGTAGTAGTTTAGACACAAGTTCATTTAAACTGTGTCCTGGACCAACTACTAAGTCTCTCATGTAATGAATTCGTCTTCAGCGCCAATGCCACGACAGAGCTGAGTAAACCAACTGTCAACAATCTCTTCTTGCGAAGTACCTTGATAGCCGGCTTTACGAAGATTCTCTACAAATATTTCATTCCACTCTAGCTCAAAGTAACCGTCAGCTGGATTATCTTTATCAAAGTTAACACTAATAACTTCTACAAACGGTTCTTTTCTTGCTGTCGCTTGTGCTTTTTTGTCTAGTATTTCTTTAGGTACTTCAGCATCTTTTTTGCCGAACATCCTTTTTACTTCTTTCCACATATTACCATCCTATCTTTTCCCAAGGAACATCCTTGTTACCAAAGTGTCCAAAAGTACAATTTGCACTGTACTCATAGTATTTAAACAGATCAAACTTATCTATTATACCTTTGGGTGTTAAATCAATGTTATCACGAATAAACTTTTGGATACTACGATTGTGTCCATTTGAATCTACATAAATTGATGTAGGTTCTTTTACTCCGATAGCATATGATAATTGAATCTGGCACCAATCTGCCATGTCATCTGCTACTACATTTTTCGCGAGCCATCTCGCCATGTAGGCCGCCGATCTGTCGACTTTTGTTGGATCCTTTCCACTAAAAGCCCCACCGCCATGGGGAGCAAACCCACCATAAGTATCAACGATAATCTTACGCCCGGTGACTCCGGTGTCGCCATCAGGACCACCAACAACAAACTTGCCTGTAGGATTGATATGCCAGATAGTGTCATTGTCTATTAGTTCCCCCAAGGTTTCTTCAGCGGCGTTTTTCAACGGCATCTTAATGCTATGATGAAAGCCATCCTTATGTTGACTACTTATCACAATTTGATCAACACGGGTAGGTTTACCACCTACATACTGAATACTTACTTGTGACTTTGCATCAGGCAGTACATACTCATATCCACCTTCTCGCATCTCTTTTAATTTTTTTAGGATCTCATGTGAGTAATAAATTGGTGCTGGCAAGTAAGCATCATTTTCATTACTTGCATAACCAAACATAATACCTTGGTCACCTGCACCAAAGTCATCTGTTCCTAGTCCAATATCACCACTCTGTGAGTGAATTTTGTTTACAAACTCTAACTTCTCCCAATGGAATCCGTCCTGTTCGTATCCTATTTCTTTAACTTTATTACGGACAATCTCTTCTACATTATCCACGTTAAAGTTTTTTACTTCGCCCGCTACCGTTACATGGTTAGTGGTTACAAGTGTCTCTACTGCTACACGACTAGTCTCGTCACCGTTCTCAAGTCCAGCATCAACTAGTGCATCACTAATTTGATCTGCTACTTTATCTGGGTGTCCGTCGCTAACACTTTCGCTCGTAAAAATAAAGTTATTCATAAATTACCATCCTGCTTTTCTGATTTGATCTGTCTTATCAATAGGAGCATTCATTGCTCTTTTGTGCTGATCATTTTTGTAATGCTTTTTAGGCATGCCTATACTAGGTTCCCCAGGCATTTCCGAATAGGCTGATGTGTAGCCTTGGGGTAAATCTCCAGCCTTTTTCCATGCAGATTTCTGCAACTTCCTTGACGTTAAGATTGTATTCTTCCGATCTACCACCCAACGGCATGAGATACACAGGGCATTCCAAACCTGCTTTACGATATTCATCAACTGCTCTACCAGCTTCTTCAATATCAATCCTGTCAGCCACAACAAATTTGAGATAAATGTCGCTACCAGGTACACTGCTATAACTAACAGCCACATCAGGCTTAATAGCATCTGCCCAAGACTCTCCGCTAACAGATAGCTTTGGGGAGCAAGACCAAGTGACTGTAATCCTTCCTGTATTCGCGAAGTAATCTGCGAGTTCAGGGTAGAGATTTTGTGTGGTATTTGTTTCAAAAGTAACATTTTTTAAGTCCCTCATCCTTTCGTGTTCAAATAGTTCCACGTAAAGTCTTTGCCATGCAAGCAACGGTTCACCACCTGTAATGATTAGATGTACATCTTGTCCATTGTCCTGTACCCATTTACCATTGGGTGTGAGACTGAGCAGATGTTCTACTACATCTTCAACTGTGGCTTGCCTATTGAAATGCTTGAACTCAGGATAGATACTTGCATACGTATCACACCCTGTGTGTATAATTGGCAAATCTTCAAATGTTTCTGTAGTTTTGTCAATGCCATCATCTATGAGAGCTTTGACTTCATCGTTGTATCTGTTGCCCATTCTATGTTTTGCTTCTCTGCTAGGCTCATTTCTGTCTAGCCCGAAGTTCATACAACGGAAGTTACAACCGAATGTACGTAGGAATACACTGGGTACTCCTACAAATTTGCCTTCGCCTTGTACACTGTAAAAGGCTTCGCTATATCTTAATTTCATTAAAAGAACCTGTCTATAAGTGCTATAACCACTTGATATCCCATCCATAAAAATACGAGTGAGATACAAAACTTTAGGAATTTATTCATTCCATCATCAGACATCTTTTCCCAATGAGGTCTGTTATCTGGCCTACCAAACATTAAGACACCTGTACTGCAATGTAAACACACAATGCGATAATAGTTAATTTACCATAGTCTAGATCGGCGGCTGTGCCTTCACCATACTTCTTTTTAAATGCTTCTATCGTTTTCATAATTTACTCCATGTAAGATTAACATACTGATTATAGTACTATAATTATTGTTGTTTGTCAAGTACTTCTCCATTGTTTGTTTAAATCATTTACGAATGTAAGTATAGGGTGCTTTACATCCTTTAATATTGCATCTACATCTTTGGGGAAACATGCTCCAGCATATCCTAGTTCACCATCTTCATTGGGTGCTTTCATATGACTTGGGCCTATGTTTTCAAACCCTGCTAGTATATCAGTTAGCTCTTCAAAATTACCATGTTCTGGCATTGCTTCATATAAATTATGAAAGAATGCAACCTTTGTGGCAAGCCAACTATTGTGAATATACTTAACAAGACTGGCAGTTACCCTATCAGTCTTTACAAATTCAAGTTGTTTAAAGGCACCATAGAATATATCAATCCACCAGTCTGCTTGGTCCTCTGCATTCTCATGGTGTCCTATAATCATTCTGTCCTGTTTTGCAAAATCCTCTTTAGCATGGTTTTGTCTTAAAAACTCAGGACAATAGACAACGTTTGGTTCATATGTATTTATGAGGTTTGGTGTTACACTACTTTTGATCATTATACGTGATCTATAATCACACATGTCAACAATAGTTCTGACTATTCTATCATCACAAGAGCCCCTAGGTCCTGGTGGAGTAGGTACGCAGATTATAATACCATCTGCTTCTGTAATGCAATCTATAGGATCGTTGTTAAAATACTTAGGATCAACTATTGTAACATCATGTAGTGTATTACTAATTAAGAATTGAGCTACAGTACTACCTACAAACCCATTACCAAAAATACATATTTTCATTTAATCTTTCTGTATACTTTGCCTCGGAATCTACTAGAATCATCAAACTCTTTGAGTCCTCTTGCTTTTTCCTCGTCTGTTTTTAAATGCCAGAAATGGAAATTCTTTTCTAGCTCTTTTTGTGTTGCTTCATCACTGCTAAGGTTAGAGTAATCTCTCTCAAACTTTTTCCTCTTCATTGTTTTTATCTTTATCTGGGGCTTGGAAGCCTGGTTTAATTTTTAGGTTTTTATCTTGGGCCTCCCGCTCTGCTTTTTTCTGTAGACTTAGCTTGTCCTTCATACTCATTACATAAGCCGCACCAGCAAGCAATACAATCGCTCCTGCTTCTGCTACTAACACAAGAGGGTCTGCCTCTTTGGAGTGTAGCACAATCAGTCTACATAACGCTGTCATTGCAATAATGATAGGTAATGTAACAGGTATTCTATTACTTATATAAAAGGCACCAACCATGCCCACAATTTCTGCATAAATGAATAGTAGGAAGAGGTCTGCAAGTTCTACTTTCATATCAGCAAGCATTTCATAAATATCCATACCAGCCGCAAACATTGTAAGGGCACCAATTACTGCCAGCAAAAGTTTCTCACTATAGAACGTTGTCCAATGTAAACTTTTGTCTAGTTTTTCTCTTTTGTTTTCAAAATTAAATATCATCCTTCAGGCCAATCTTCATGTTTCATGTCTGGGTTAAATGTAATACTTCCCTCACACTGTTGTTCAAAGGGATCTTTAGAGAAATCTGCTGTCTTAAATGCACTATCAGGTGGTGGTGTATCTAATAGTGTTTGATCATCTTTGTAGTCTTTGCTAGGCCCGCTAAACATTTCAACAACGTTTGGTACTGCGGCTACTACATAATGCTTATCAATATAAAAGCCAATTGGTTCAAGTGCCTGTCTAATTTGTTCTGTAATTTCACCAGGACCATATACCCAACCCATATCTTCTCTGTGTGGCACTTCTCTAATACAGATACTTACTTGTCCTGTTTTAGTCATTGCACGTTTAAAAACTTCCGTATCTTCCTTAGTCCAAGGATTAAAGATACCCAGCATCATTACTGTTTCACCCTTGTACTGAAATTTAGAATCTCTATCTGCCATCTAGTCCTCCTTTTTTCTAATGCTATAGCCGTGATCTAGCTCTTCCCATATAAGAGTATCACCAGTATCCCAACCAACTTGATCAAGTGCATCTGGTGGGAACTCTACAAAGAGCTCTTTAGTCTTACCATTTTCTTGTACAGTTACAATCCAACTATTGTCACCAGTCTTTTGATATTTCATTTCTTTTTCCCATGTGGAGCAGGCTTGCCATCAGGACCCAAGTTAACAAATACAATACTATCTACACTTGTAATAGTTCTTTCTGTACGTTTGTTTCTTACATCACATTTGATAGTGATACTTGTGTGTCCTAACTTAACTGTCTCCATTCCTATTTCAATAATGTCACCACGTATAGCACTGTGTTTAAAATCAATGTTACTCATGCTACGTGTAACAACTCTATCATTATCTAATTGGCAACTACAATAAATGTATGCCTCTTCATCAATCCAGTCTAATACTCTGCCACCAAACAATGTGCCATTACTATTAAGATCCTTATGGGCAATCATCTTTCGTGTAAAGTACTTCATCTTCATTTAGGTTCCCAATGCTCATGGCATCTCGGTTCATAATCATCAACACCACCTATTGCTACACGTGATGTCTTTCTACTAAGCCGTTGTGTCTTGGCCGCATCCTTACCACATATGTTACAGAAGGCACGAATTTTTAACACTTCATCTGCTAGTGCTAATAACCTTGCGGTTGATTCAAATGGTACGCCTCTGCTATCCTGATCAAGTCCTGCAACTACTACATTAACGCCATTGCGTAGAGCTTCTTCAACGAACCATATAGATTCTTTTGCATCAAAGAACTGTACTTCATCAATAAAAACTGTATGAAAATTATACGGCATAATTGTATAATTGTCTTTTACAAGTTCTAAATCAATAACTGCTATTGCTTCATGGCTTAAATGGTTGTGAGTTACAATGTTCTTAACATCGTACCTATCATCAATATGTGGTTTAATCGCTAGTACTGGTTTACCACTATGTTCTAAAAATAATAAACGTTTAAGTAGTTCACTGCTTTTACCGGCAAACATAGGTCCACTAATTACTTCTAGTTTACCACGAGGGTAACCTCTACCTACGCCCGAAGCTTCATCAACATCTTCGGGTATGTTAAAGATCATTGAGTTGTTCATGATTCATACATCAAGTAGCCGTAGCCTTTGCCCGTAGTATCACCGCCCATGTCATTATATACTTCTTCATTATTATATTCAACTTGGTCAATGAATACTTCATTATCAATATTGCTTGCAAAAAACTTCAGCTTGGCTGGATCAAATTTATCTGTTACAAATTCACCGCCAAAGAAAGTACCTTTCTCTGAACTCCAACCTTTGAATACATATCCTTCATGTTCGCCTGGATCATAAAACTCTGTCTTTTCACTTTCTGGATCATCAGTTGTCCATACTTCGTTGCCATCTTCATCTGTTACTGTAACAGTACAGTTATCCTGAAGTGCTGAACAACAATGTACAATATCATCTATCTCATACCAGTTACCTAAGAATCTAGGATCTTCATCATCAGTTACAGGATTACCTTCCTCGTCGCTCCAAGGATCCCAAAACAAATGACTGTGAAGTTCTTCAGACTCTCTATCAGCATGATCAATCCAAAAATCATATTGGGCTTTAGTGAGCTTGCCCATAACAATCTCTCCACCGTAGCCTCTAATTTCTATTTCATACTTCATTTTGCTTACTCCGCGAGTTTCCTTAACATAAGTTTGTGTTGTATGCGTGTTTCAATATTAAGAGCCTTTCGCTTTTCAGGATACATCTCACAAATTTCATCTATGATTTCACTAATAACTTCTAACCTTAGTGCTATGTCTTCATAAACAGATTCAAGATAATCTACCTGCATTTGTTGTTCGCTTTTGGCATCTTTGTTATTAAACAACACTAGTACTTACCATAGTCACGTTCACCTTCCCATGGAAACACAATCCAAACTGGATTTTCTTCTTTGTTAATTTCCAGGGCAGTATAATCAAGTGTATCAAAATTACTTACGGCATTGTCAATCAAACAGGCTGTTCTTACATTGTTACCCCAAGCATCATCTGCTCTCCAGTCTTCTCTAATCCAACTAAGAGTCTTGCCTGTATCATTAATATCATCTATAATAAGAATGTTCTTTTTATAATGATCGCCTGTTACACCTTTAGGACCTTCGCCCCTAGCATCATGTGCCATCCAACCACTGGATTCAGGACCTGTATAGTTTCCACCAGTATCTCTAAATCTTACATCAAGTGCATACATTGGAATGCCTGTGCTATTAGATAAAATAGTGGCTGGAACCAATCCTCCGCGTGTTAGTCCTACTATATAATCTGGTTTCCAGTTGTCCACGAACATGAGGTTATTAATAACCTGGATCATATGTTCAATATCTTTCCAGGTGTAATGTACTTTCTTAGTCATTTTTATTAACGCTTTCTATGATAGGTTTAAGTAATTCTTCAGCTTCAGGATATTCTTCATCCATACATTCAACAACCATATCAATGAGATCCAACTTAGTCATCTCATCATTAATATCAAAATTGAATGGTTCGTATGGTTGATTGAATATGAAGCTATAGCTCATATTATCAAATGGATCAGCCATTACTTTTTACCTTTTTTGATGGTTGCTTTCTTTTTAGGTGCGGCTTTTTTACGTGTCTTTTTTGGTGCCGCCTTAATTACTACAGGACTTGTAGTTGTGCCGTCTTTCTTTGGCTCCTCTAAATCTTTAACTGCTTCTTTGGGTGTAATACCCATTGCTTTTTTAAACCAATTTAACATTATAATCTCCTTTAAGTGAGGAAGGACTCAAAGTCCCTCCTCTGGTTTACGAATTTTACTTCTTATTCCATATTGCATAAAGTATCCAGATTGCGACTAAGCCCATTAGGCCTTCTGCGCCAAGTGTATTAAGCATAGCTGAAACGTTTGCTATAATACTCACTTCTGGTAAGAACGGAATTGCTCCTAGACCAAGCACCTCAAGAACCAACATAAGAGCGGCTATTGAAATACCTACATCTGCTAGGGCTGATGCCCATCCTTTTACTGTTTTAAGAATATCCATTTGATACCTCCTTTCTAACGTTGCGTTGTACTATACTCTTGTTGGAGTTTTACATTGTCAATAAATTCTTTCTTGACTGCGTCCTCCTTGAAAGAACCACGCAACACCGTAGTCTGTGTCAAACTGCTATGGGCTCTAATGCCTCTGTTTTCGCAACAACCATGTGTTGCCTGAACATAAACACCTACGTGCTCTGTTCCAGTTTCTTTTTGAATTGCATTTGCGATCATAACATTTAGATCTTCTTGCAATGTCCCTCGCATGGCACACCACTGTGCGATACGAGTATACTTACTCAATCCTAATAGTTTAGGACCTGCAATAATACCTATGTATGCCACACCTCTCACTGTTTGGTGATGGTGCGAACACAGGCTAGTAAGTTCACTTCTAACAACCAACATGCCTTCATAGCCACCTTCAATATAATTTGGAAAACTACTTGGGTTGGGCATAGGATCATATCTACCAGACATAATCTCATTGATATACATCTTAGCCATACGTCTGCCAGTATCCATACTATTAGGATCTGTCTTTGTGTCAATCAACAAATGTTGCAATACGTTCTCAAATGCCTCTGTTGCCTCGTCAATTAATTCTTGCTTTTCACCTTCTTCAATGTAATCAGCAATGTTGTCGTTAGCCCAATACCTAACGTTGTTAGCTTCTAATCTCTCACGGATCTTATCGGAAGTCTTTCTCATGTACTTTGTTCCTTTATTTTGTTGTATAATTTATCACCACAAAAGAAGTCCGTAAGAGTATTTACTACTTTTTGGCTTATTTCAGGGTGATTATTGCTTTCTAATAGCGTTTTCATGTGCAATACGAGCTCGTCTTTGTGTTCTAGATATGCATCAAAGCTCTCTGTCCATTCACTTGGATAGAGTACTTCTGGAATAGCCATCTCACTATATGACAATCTGTCTGGCACAAAAGGCGTTGCTCCTAATAGAGCACCTTCATACCAACTAATGCCTAGTGTTTCCTGTAGGTTTGCACTAAACACCATTTTACTTTTTGCAAGCAATTCGTGATATTCATTCTTTGTTAATTGTTTTTCCTGAGCAGTAATAAACTCATAGTCAGGAAAACTATTAGCAAGGTCTACAAAAATATCATGTTGTTTCTCAGGTGCAATCCTATGTGGGAATAACACAATATTTTCTTTGCTGTCTGGATTATGATGGCTGAGGATCTCTGTAAGATATTCCATAGGCCAACCCACACGATGCATTTTGTCTGGGTCTAATGCATAGTTTTCATCAAATGCATCTGTAAACATATCAATGTGAAAGTCTGTAGCAAAGAAGTTATCATCATAACATTCATACATTGACATTTCAGCATGTCTAACCCACTTAGCATCTCCAATTAGTCTGCCGAGAAAATCCTGTGTATCATAACTACCTGCATGCCACATGCCCCCGATAGTAATATCGATATTAAGTAGGCTGGCCATGTATCGTAACTGAATGACAGTAGGATTCCAAGCATCTGTATACAGAAAATAATCACCATCATGTATTTTACCTTCGCAAAATAGTGTGGCAATTTGTTGTAGTTGGTTTGACTTGTAAACATTGGTTCCTCCGAAGTTGAGGAACGCACCCGGCGTAGTGGCATGTGGAATTTCTCCTCCGCTAATTACCTTCACCTTCTGGTTCGTTTTATTTTTTAACTGAACCGGAAGATGAGTCTTCCATTGGGCTGTGTAACGTGTGTCCACAGCCTCTATGTCTACTACATATATCATGTAGCAAACATTTCCAACCACCCAGTAGGTTTCACTGCGTACTGCAATCTTCCTACATGGATTTTAAGTTTCTTAGGAGTACGATCTCTGTGGATCTGTACACTAATATCGAAAGTAACGGCATTTTCTTTGTCGCTACTTACAATGTTGAAAGCATAAACTTTATGTGCTTTCTTAAGATCACCTAGGAATGCTTGAAACAATCCAGTAACCTTTACTGTGTCGGCTTCATTAAACATGTAGCCATCATATGGCTTCATAACCTTTAGAAGATCAAACTTGATATCCTGTAGGTTATAAGAACCTGAAATAAAAACACTCATCTTAATTTCCTTTGAATGTTAGTGTTGCGCCGTTTTCGTCATCTTCAGACACTGTAATCTCAATGTCGCGTCCTGGATGCTTTTTGTGAATTTGAAATGCTAGTGCTTCAGCAATCATCTCACATGATTTGTAGTCTAGTTCAAGAGTTTTTTCACTGTATAGTTTTTCCAACCAACGTTTAAACTGGATGAATTCAATATCTCTATCATCATGAAATACTTCAATTGCTACCTTAAAATGAAAGATGTGTCTATGTGGATAACCCAAAAAGGATACATCATATTCATCACCTGTTGCTAGGTTAGGATCTTCAAGGGCGGCTGGATATTTATGAATGCCTTCCTTTGCAAACTTAACCCAGATCATTCTTTTTGTTGGTTGCATAATTACTCCTGCTCTTCACCAGTTTGTTTACGTAAGATTTTTAGAATTTCCCAGAGCTTCCAATCCATTGCTTCTGCGTACTTCATAAACTTCTCAATAGTTTCACTGTCCATTGTGATGTCTTTGGAGATAACGCCTTCTTCAGTAGTTTTGTCTGGTTCATCCATGAGCCTAATTTTCTTGGCCATGTTCACTTCTCCTTTGTTTAAGTGTGTTAATCTCGTCTTTTAGAGTTAACTTGTCTTTCTTCATTTGTGCTAGATCTTCATAGCCTTCAGTATACATGTCAGCTATGTTTTTGTCAAGTGCTCTATGTCTAGCTTCTAGTGCCTTGATTCTATTCTCGAGCTTTTCGAGTGTTACCATTATACCGTCTCCAGTAGTTGATGTGCCTCTTCTTCATCCTCTGTAGTAAATTCAGTATCACTATCAAGCTCTTCAACCTCTACTTCAAACAGGCTGTTAAAACTATTTGTGCTTGTAGCAAGTGTCTTCTTACCATTAAAGTTAGCAAGCATTGGAGCCGCCTCTTCTAACATACTGTAAGGAGTTTCACTTTTAAACAAGTCCTGAATAAACTGTGTGATGTATAGAATATCACGTGGCACCCAAGGACTAAACTGTTCTTCTTTGCTACTGCTCTTTAGTTTACGCCAATGCTTATGTTGTAAACTATGCATCTGCATCTCTGCATCAACAAGTTCATTTGCACGTTGTACAGATTCAATATGTTGATATACATTGTGAGCCATTAGCAAGAAGTAAGTTAGACTATCCCAACTTGTTTTGCCTTCTTTGCCAATTTTATTAAGCATACCTGGCTTATACCAACAAACATCTCCCATTGAAAGCCTATCACCAATAGGACTTGTCCACGGAAACTGAATGTCTGTACCTGCTAGTCGCTTATCATCAATCGCACTATCCATAACATAGCCAAACCTATCTGACTTATGAACGTGCTGAGTATACATCTGTCCTTTTGCTGTCGCAATAAAAGGAGATGCACAATCAAACATGACTTCAATATCCTCGTTAACTGTTTCACGTAGGGCTCGCTTAACCGCTGTCAATGCAACTGCCCAATCCAGTTTACTTGTACCAAGGAAGTGTAGCACATCACGCTCACCTTTTTCTAATAACTTCTCATCACGAAGTTTAAGTAAGTGATGTAGCATAATGTTGATGTCATACTTTGTAGCACCACCAAATGCAAAGCCTTCAAACGGAAGATGCTTTACTGTATCAATCCAAGTATCTGCCTCTGCTTTATCTCTACCTTGTAAAACATTTAGATACTTTGTATTACCTTTACGGTTCTTTACGAACCAATTACAATTATGTAATGTATAATCCAAACACTGACGGAAGTCCTTAATGCCTGTCTTTTGCTTATAAGGTTCACTTGCCGCCATTGTAGGAATATCTAGAATCATACTGTAATCAGCAGTATGTTCTAACCAATTTAAAATAGTATGCCTGAGGCTATCATCACTTTTAAAGTTAGCCCAGTCACATTGTATCACACCTTTAATAATCTGGAAACCACCTGAGTCACCAAGTATAAAAGTATTAGGCCTATCTCTTTCTTGCACCATATTATCGTGCTTGTCTGCCTTTGACAAATCTAGCTGGGCGTGACCAGCACTATACAAACCCCACTTGTAAGTGTAGTATGCATCTTGCTTTAGGAAGTCACACCCATCTAGACCGTCTTCAAAGCGAGCAGGGATTCGTTCGGGGGGAAAGAATGAATCACCTTGCTCGCGGTACCTGCTAATAGTTCTATCATAGAAACTACTAATGCTAGGCAGGAATACAGAATAGTCCTTATTACGTTCTGTTAAATTTACTTTATGTGCCATTTATACCGTCAATGCTGGAAGAATATAGTCATACTTGCCAATGCCTGTATCAATGCTAATCTGCAAAGCACCTCGCTTTGAGATCTGCATAACACAATGACCTGACATACCAAGTTTAAGGATAGCAAGTACTTGTGTCAGTGGCCATGCATAACCTTCATTAAGTTCACCTTCAATGTTATGAGCAAATGTACGTTTACCTGTAAGCGATCCATCACTTGCACCTACTGTAATAATAAGATTGCTATCTTCAGTCTTTACTGTAAAGTTAGGCTCAATACCACCATAGATACCTGCAACTTGTGTAAGCTCACTTACCTTTGCCTTTGTGGGCTCAAATGTTACGTCCCAATCAGTGCCTTTGAACTTCACAGTTTGTAGTGTCTGTTCAATAATTTCTTTACTCATAAACCTATATTGGTCAGTGTTACCATCTACATCAGTAAACAACAAATGATCAGGTGTTTCAACACCATTACGTTCTCTGCCTACAACTGCGATTGATGCACTGTCTTCCTTATAGTTAGGAAGATTAGTTACGCCTGCTAGGAAGCCAAGATTGCCTAGTCCAAACTCACCAGTGAATTCATTAATTGGATTGTGTAGGCTTGCCTTTACAATAACTGTACGCTCAGTGTCCATAGCATCTAGTGTTGTTTCACTATCGCTACCAGTCACCTTAACGGCATTGATAAAGCCAAGACCTGCTGTCATACGTACAATATCTTGTACTGCGTCTTTAACTGTACTCATACTTAGAGTCTCCTTATGTTTTGATTATGTTAAGTATATGATTATATTTAGAAAATGTCAAGTATTTTCTGCCCAAATGGCCATAAAATTTGTGTTTCGTAATTCATCTAACCTGGCCATGTAAGTTAGAAATGTTTCGTAATGTTCTGCCACTGCCGGCATCCTTAACTGTTGTATTAAAGCTCTAAAGTTATGTGCATCAAACCTACTCCAATGCCTATGCTCTAATCTTTCTGCTAGTTTATGTTTGTAATCCTCATTAGGATAATGTTCTATTCTTAAATGATTGGGTCTGTAGAGCGGTAATCCTAACTTGTTTACATTAGAATCATAATTCTCATCTACCCAATCTAACCAGTCCTCAATATTATGGATATTCATTAACTGTGGTACGTAACAAAATCCATGTCCTACTTTTGCTTCACGTAATAACTTTAAATTATCTGTAAACTTTTGCCAACTAATTGTTTTGCCTACACTAGGTCTTGCTATTGGATATAAGTCTTCTCCGTGTGCATCACAACTTATAACAAGTTTACAATTAAACTTCGCTAACTTATCTATAAAAGGTTCTATTAAACTTGCGTTTGTTATAACTTTTAATACTCCATTATAACGTTCTTTTTCCAGTCTGTCAAGTAAATATTTCACTTGTGGCATATAAAATGGTTCGCCTCCTGACAGATCTATTAGGTTAGCATTTATAAAGTGTTCCCAATTATCATCTATAAAACTAATAGGCAACTGTGCAACTGTTTCAACCATTGCTTGTTCATTAAGAGGCCTGTTTAAATAATTTACATCCGCATCTGTACTGCTTTTAAATACTCCGTTAAACTTTTCCCAATCTTTTAACCATCCTGTGCTTCTTGCTATATTGCACATTGGGCATTTCATATTACATGCATTGCTGAAGTCTACTTTTATTTTACGTATTCTTGTTGTTGCATGTTGTGCAAAGTCTTTGTAGTTAGTATATTTGTTTCCAGATAGCATTTCAATACTACCATCTTGATTATGGCTACTTCTAAAACTGTCGCCTATCTTATCTTCTCTATCCCAACACTTGTTACATATCCTATGTCGCTCACCGTTCTTAAATGTTTTACGTACATCTTGTAAGAAATTACTGTAAAATATTTCCGATAGTGAGGTACTATTTACATTACCAACTGCCTTTTGTGTATCACAACAGATTAAAACTCTGCCGTCAGGACGAATAAACATTTCAGAAAATGGTATAGGACAATAAGTTTCTAGGTTCATGTAAATTGAGCTCCGAAAGGATCGAATTCTGTACCACACTTCTGGGCACAAACACCTAACTTACCGGACTTAATACTCTCAATTTTCCAACTACGTTTTATGTCTTCCATAATGCCAGATTCAAACACGCCTTCTATACCAAAGTACTTAGCGTTTATTGCATCTTTACCACCAGCTCTATCTATGAAATCCCATATTTGTTCAGCACGATAGTCTTCGTGCCACCATTTATACATACGACCTGCTGTCCAACAGCAAGGCAAAACAAGTCCTTCTGCTGTTACGAATACACTCATGTCTTTTAGAATCTTACAACTAATAGAGGCTTTATTGTAGTACTCCATCATACTACCATATGTCTTTTCAATCTCTTTCATCTTTGCTAATGCAAGGTTCTGATGCTCTGCCTTCTTAGGCTTTGCGAGCTTCTGTGTTTCTTTACCCTTGCGATTAACTGACTGATGTTCTGTCTTTGCTTCATGTGATGTACTTTTAATAAAACGTCCTGTCTTCTTTTTCATAAAACGTTCTACACCCCACTCCTTAGCGAGCTGTTCAGCACGTTCTACATCACATTCACTGTGTTCAAATATTAAGTAATCCCATCTTGCTCTGCCACCTGCATTGATAAATGCTTTCATGTTACGCTCTACGAATTCCCAACGTACATTCTGCCTATACAAATGGTTTGTATTTTCTAATCCATCAACACTGAATATTACACAACCCATTTTACCAATTGCTTTTGCAACATCAGCCCACCACTCTGCATCACGAGCACCTGCATTTGTATTCATGCTTAACCAAATGTTAGGATTGCATTCTCTGAAATAACGGAATACTTCTAATGTATCTCTTGCACTAATAGGATCACCTAAGTTACCACACATATACATTGTCTTTAACTGCTTAATAAAATCAGGAGGGAAGATAACCATTATATCTTCAAGCGATAGTTCCTGTTCAGCACCTCTTATGTGTCTGTTAACCTCACCACCATTGTGATTACGATCACACATAGGACAGGCCGCATTACAACGCTGTGTAATTTCTAAATGCACTTCTTTAATGTCGCTTACTTTATACATCTAATACAAACTTTACATCTTTGCCAGGACCTATTTCACTGGGCATACCACCATGCTCAAATACATAGTGCTTTATAACTGCTTTATACCATATATGACTATTGTGATGTGCTTCTTTGTTAAACTTATGAATACTATTATTGTCTGCAGGCATTGTGCTGATTGCTCTTGCCGCTTCTCGCTGTAGTTCTCTTGTCTTTAATGTGCCTAAGTATTCATCAAACTCTGCAAATGTAAGTTCCCATAGTTCATCATCCATTTCATCTGTCATCTATGATCTCCATATATTGTTTCAACACCAGACAGTGTAACTATCATTGCCTTACGTTCTACATGCCATACTATTTCTATTACACGTTGTCCTTTATCATTTGTATCAACACCATTTAAATCCCATTCAGTTCCGTAATGAAAGTCTTGTTTAGTAAGTTGATAGGTAAGGTGTGCCATTGCATCCATCACAGGAAAGTGCATACCTTGATGATGCTTGGTATGGTCAGTAACCACATGATGCGTAAGTCGTATCATTTTCTACCTATAAGCATGAAGCGATTATATAGATGTGTATCCAATGTGCCTTCATAATATATTTCTGACATAGGATATTTTGCCTTTGTGTCTTCAATATCTTTCATACAGTTTACATGCTGTTCATTACTAAAGTAATCGTTCTGATGTAATACTGTAAGTGTTCCTGCTGGTAAGTTTTCAAACCATTCATTGTTCATGTGTTCACAACTTGTATTGATCACCAAGTTAATGTTACTCATATGTTTCCAACCAAAGTTATCATAAGCATTCTGTTTATCTTCTTGAGATATAATACCCTGTTGTAACTTCTCATCATTCTCAAAATGCCATTCTTTTATCTGTTGATCTCTACGTTCATTATCAATAAACTTCAGCTGATTGCCTTGCCATACAAGTTTGTTTACATCTGCTGTGTATGGAGTAAACTTTGTATCATCAAGTTCATCTGCATACAACCTTTTACATGGACCTACTACTGATTCATCTACATCAATACTATAGATCTTATGTACATTAAACTGTTCGAATAGGAAGTGTGCAATAAAATTATACCAACCTCCATAGAATACTACATTGCCTATAGGCTCTGTGCCTATTACTTTTGCCAGTTCAGTTACCAACCAAATTTTACTACGTATCTGTCCTCTACTATAAAAGTCACCCAAGTTAGGAACGTCTAATTCCTGGTTTGCAAAGTAGGCCATAAACCTTGCTGTTCGTTGTATTAGAGATTCGTTAGGAATATACCATGCAAGGAATCCTATAAGACTACGTGCTTTAATATCGTAATCTTCTAGCTCACTATGCATTGCAATATTAAAGAAGCTCTGTAACTTTGAGGACATCTCTTCTTTTTGTGCTTCAACGATACCACTTAGTTCTTTACGTGCATATTTCTTAGCCATATTAATTAATAGATCACGTTTCCTATACTTGTTATCGTGGTATAAAGCACGAAATATTAATTCAAAGTCATCATCATATGCTTCTGTAAAACGAAAGTATTCGCTTAGTCCACATAACCAATGGTGTTGTTCTTGAAAATCAGAGGGCTTCACTAAATGTCTCCTTCAACCAATTCCAATCGTTGATCCTACGTAAGGCTTCAACGTTGTTTTTATAATGGGTGCCAAAGTCTCTACCTTGTTGAGCTCCTAGTAAAGCATATTCGCCATACTTGCGATTGTCTCCACGCTCACACCATACTTCTAATCTATAACTATCATCTGTCTGCTTGTTATGATCCACTATACCACTTGCTAATTTTGTACATTCACGAAATGCACTGCGCCAGGTATTAAATGGATCAGTATTAAATGCTGTAACATTACTTATCTCAAAAAGAGGTTTGAACTTAGCACCAATGCTTGTGGTCATGTCTACTTTGAACTCTTTAACATCCAACAGGTTTCTTTTGGGAAACAACTTGACTGCACCATATCCATATATGAGATCATTAATAGGGTTATGACTACGATATGTAAACACACACTCTGTTTCTTTGACACCTGGGTAAGCCTCTTTAGTATTACTTGGTTCAAACTTAAATTGGAAGTTTGGTTGTATCCAAGCATCTGCATCACATACATAAAAATATTTAGTATTTGATTCTTCTGCACAGGCTTTATGTGCATTAAGTAATCCTTCTACACCATCAATACGTTTAGCATTTGGTGCAAAGGTTTGTAAGTGTGCAAAGTTCTCCTCTGCCTCTGGCTCACCAAACGTGAGCATGAAAACATCTAGCATTTACTATCCTTTATTGCTTTCTTTACTTCGTTATCTAACCAGTGTTCTTTAACTGGTGTTATATACTTCTTGTTCGCATCCTCTTTTAGGATACTATCTAGCTCTTGTTCCCACCAACATATAGGCCAGTTCATCTCCTTTGCTAGGCTTTGCAAATATTTGTCTTTATACAAATACAATAGTTCCTGGCTAAGGAAGTTAGTAGGGTACATGTAGACTAGACTTTTCAACTTGTCAAGAGCTTGTGGTGTTGTGTGTTTACCTCTTACTCTTGTCTGTTGTGTTTCTAATATGTTCTGATCTCTACCAATTACTGCTAATTGTATTTCACAGTAATGACTTGCTTCACGAATAAACTCTCTGTAGTTAGGTATTGTTTGTTCGCCTTTATATACAAAAGGACAACTTATACTGGTTACATAATAATCTGATTGTGTCCAATCAACATCATGCAACATCTCAGGATCCTGCCAGCATTCATAAAATGGTTCATATTGATGGCCCTGCCAATATGTATAGAGCAAACTCTCCCAACCATAAACTTCATCATGTAGGGCAAATATTTTACTAAACAAATGATTACCGGAACCCTGCGGTCCAGTCATAATCAGCATACGTTTTTTCATGGAAATCCTAAGTATAAATAACTGTATACTTATTTATTATATAGAAAAACTCCCGAAATGTCAATAGAAAATCTCGAAAAATTCTTCGATTGGGCTCAGACCACAGGGCGAGCTCAGGTAATCTTTACACATGCAAGTAGTCTTGAACTGCGTAGCCTGCTTGATTGCACCACAATCAGTGGAAGAATGGGTGAAGTAATGGGAGGATTCAGTCGCGACATAGATGCATTTAGAGAAATACCATTAGAAAAGCGAAGAGAACTTGCAACAACTCCTAGAGATAATTGGCGTGATGACGAGGATCTATATTTAACATACAGAATGGCAAAGATATTATGGTTATTGTATGACATTAGAGATAAAGGCATTCAGCAACCAATGCAACTACAGGACTATGGTAGATTTTATACATGTCATCCAGGTGGTGATAAGAAAGTATCTGCTGTATTCATGCTTAATTTAGAACGTATTCCATTATTCTATATTTGGTATCCTGAAGTAAATCAAAGTCCTTGGCACTGGACAAGGAATCATGATGTAATAAAGTCTCCACAAGAACTAGCAGACAAGTTTGAAAATGCAGATCATCCCACATTTAATTGGCACTATGATGAGCCAGTATTTACAAAAGGAGACGATGGTTACAGTTATCAGAATCCACAAATGGAACCCTGGGCAAGAGGCATGGCATTAATGTTACGTAAAAGCCAAAAATATACAAGTAATCCAGATAAATTTAGACTACAACTTCCTACGTTTAGTTATGTTGATGCTGTACACAGAGTAGCAATGGAACAACAAGCAAAGCGTTTAGTAGGACAACTTATATTCAAAGGAGATAAATTTCTCATGGGAGAATATATGTTTACACGTAAAGCAGATGGTTGGCTGTTTGAAGGATACGACCATTTCCCTAGAAGTTTGGTTGACACTGACTATAAAACAGATCCCACAAAAGAAAGAATGATACAAAATACAAGAGGGAATATTAGTTCGTTTAGGAAAGACTTATGAGTGATATGAATGTACATATAGCGTATCGTCGTGAACGCTATACAGAAGCAGACATAACAAACCCACAACTATTAGGACTAGCAACTGTAGAAATTAACCCAACAGAGCTATGCAACAGAACTTGTAGTTTTTGTCCACGTTCTGATCCAGACATTTATCCTAATCGCAAGTTACATATGACTGTGGATATTGCAGACAAACTTAGTACACAACTATACAACGCAAATTTTACAGGTGATATACATATTACAGGGTGGGGAGAGCCTCTATTAAATCCAGACATTCTAGAAATAATAAGTAAATTTAGCAGGTATTTTTTTACTGAAATGATAAGCAATGGCGATCGGTTACTGAGTAAAAGAATATCACATAAGGATTTGACTTCATATGGTTTACATAGTATTATAGTAGACTGTTACGATAATGAACAACAGACTATGGCAATGGAAACATTGCTATCTGACTTTGAGGGTAAGCAACGTATAAGAAGCAATTACGACACAGGCAATGCAAACTTGTTGCAACTATACAACTTTAACAATCGAGGTGGGACGTTAGGTGCAGTCAAGTCTATGCAAAGACAGTGCTGGATGCCAATGTACAAAGCATTTGTTGATTGGGACGGCGGGGTTGGATTATGCTGTAATGACTGGGCAAGAAAACAGAAAGACTTTGGTAATATAAACACTGATACCTTTAGTAATATATGGATGTCAGATGAATTTAAATATGTACGCAAACAACTATTAGAAGCAAATAGAAAAGACCTATCAGCATGTAGTGGCTGTAATACAAATGGTTGTAAAAGCGGAGAAGGGAGCGCCAAACTTTGGCATGAGAATTTATATAGGATATGATCCAGAACAAGAAGACGCTAGTAAAGTTTGTGAATATAGTATTCATAAACATGCTAAGGTAGATGTAGACATTGTACATCTAAAAACTGATGAACTGCGTGAGCAAGGATTATATTGGCGCAATGATACAGGCAGTACAGATTTTTCCTATAGTCGTTTCCTAATACCACATTTGGAAGGCTACAATGGCTGGGCTATATTTGTTGATTCAGACTTTGTATTCACAAAAGATATATGTACGCTGGGTGATGATCTGGCACAAACTCCTAACGCTGATATGATGAGCTGTTTTGTAATAAGACATGCACCTTATGTTCCTAAACAGGAAACAAAATTTTATGGTAGAAAGCAGGAACAACTACCTATGAAGAACTGGAGTAGCCTTATGTTCTATAACTGCGGACATGAACATACTAGAAAACTAACACCAATGTTAGTCAATAACCAATCACCTAAGTTCTTACATAGATTTGAATGGACACAGGATCATCTAATAGGCATGATGGATGTTCGTTGGAATTGGCTTGTAGGTGAATATGGCATATGCCAAGGCTCTCCTTGGGGATTACACTTTACAAATGGTGGCCCATTTAATAATGAATGGGGACAGGACTATGAAGATGTTTGGTTAGAATACTTTAATGAAATGACAGGATTGGATTACAAAACGGATAATGCATAATCTATATACATACAATTTGACTGAGTCTTAATAAATACCGATATAACTGTCGGGGGATAGAAACATGGAGTTTCTTGGTTTTATTGGAGACGTAGGTTTCCCAATAGCTAGTGCTATCGGCGCTGGCTTTTTTATTTTTACAACGCTGAAGTTTATACTTGGAAGCGTTACTGTACAAGTAGGAACGATCAATAATATGATTCATAGTTTAGACAATCGTGTACAAACAATGAACAATGATCTAGTTAAAATAGATGCACTAATGTCGTATGCATTAGGAGTAAAACCTAACACAGACAGAATAGCCGCAAACGAAGGCAAAGCGGACGCAAGGAGAGACTAATATGATGTGGGTAGATTATACAATTGACAGCATACCAGGTGGCAAAGGCTTTAAAGTCAAAGGTGACTGGGAAGGCGAAGTAATGGGTAAACAAAGCGATGGTACTGATAAAGACCATTGGCTATACAAACCAGGAGATCGCTTCATAGTAAACGAAGCAGGGTGGCTAATTAGATGCAACCCAGAAGATATTGAAAAAGATGGAACTAACTAGTTTATCAGACGCTATAAGTCAATATGGGTTCCCAATTATAGCCGCACTTGGAATGGCTTATCTAATATATTACGTATGGAAATGGGTAGTGACTGAGATAAAGCCAGTACTTGGAGAGGCAATGGGGACTCTTATTGGACTAATTGATAGGGTAAGAATGCTAGACAATGATATGATAAGGCTCCATCAAAAGCTAAATATGGTTTTAGAGTTTAAAGAAGAATACGAAAAACTTACAGGCAATAAGCTCGACATTGACATAGATGACATTGAACGAGCAAAGAAGGGAAAACACAGTGGGCTGGCTCGAAAGACAAAATGAAGTCACACAGGCCTACCTAAGAAAGCAGGCAACTTGGCACACATGGGAAGTGATCACAGTTGGTTTGTGTGGGGTTTTAGTGGGAGTAGCATTAGGAAAATTGTGCATGTATATGTACATACTGATGTAGAATTACTTCGTAGTAGCAATAAAGACACCGTTCCAGTCGTCGGGTAATTCCTGCGTCTTCATGTATTCACAACGTTCAATCCACATATCATAATAGCCAGCCATTTGTCCATCAAAGTGGCTGTGTATTTTCTCACATATTTCTATAGCCTTATCAAACTGTTGAGACTTATATGCTTTATGCATGTCTTCGTGGTAACGTCTTGTTGTACGCCAAGCAGGTTTAGGATCATCTAGTACTGTCCAAATACCAATACCTACAGTCTTACCTTTAACTGCTAGGTCATCTATTTTTAAATAAAAGAAATCATCTTTTGTTTTTTGGTATGTTGCATCACCAATTAATAAGACGCATCCGTATTCTTTACACTTGCTTTCAATTCTTGCGGCTGTTGATACACTGTCGCCAAGTACATCATAGCTATGTCTGGCTGTGGATCCCATCTCGCCAAGGTAACCGAGTCCAGTGTTGATTCCTGCTCCCATTCCAACAGGCGGCCTACCTTCGCTAGTAATTTTATCATTAAACTTCTCCACTGCTTTTAACATATCTAATCCACATTGCACTGCTGTTTTAGGGTGTGCTGGATCTTCTATAGGTGCGTTGTGTACGTGCATACTTGCATCACCTATATACTTTATTATCATACCATCCATATCTAGGACGGGTTGTGTGATGGCATCCATATAGCCATTCATTATCTTAGTTAGTCCTTTTACATCATCACCAAAGCTCTCGCCCAGTGGTGTAAACCCACGCAAGTCACTAAAACAAATACTAACTTCACGCTTCATACCTTCCTTGATGAGTGCAGGATTTTCCTGTAGCATACGCACGACTGTTGGTGATGCGTAACCTGCGAATTGCTTTTTAATTTCCATCTTCTCAAAGTACTCTCGCATAAATCTACTGAACACTGCATGTAATCCAACGATTAATAACGCTAGTACTGGCATACTTGCATCTAACAAATACAAGTAATGTTGCCAAGCATACAAAGCACCATACGATAATCCACCACCTATTACTAAAATAGATAGTCCAATTATCCAATATGGTGCCATGTACGCTAAAGCAACTATCGTTATGCCAACAACTGCTGTAGCTGTTAGCTCGGCAAGGTAAGCCCAAAAAGGTCTCTGTATACTATCTCCATCCAGTAAATTTTGTAGTGTTGTGGCGGCTGGCACATAACTATACTGAGACCCTTTTGGACTCGCGATAATGCTTCCAATCCCTTCTGCTGTAACTCCTAATATAACCACCTTGCCCGAAAGTTTATAGAAGTCAGCAGGATTAGATGCACTAACCTTTTCAAATTCTTTATTCCAACGTATCCATATCTGTCCGTTAGGATCAGTATTAATTATAGGATACCCTGGTACTCGTATCTTCTCAATACCGCCTGCGTTTGCTTTTATCTGGTAGCTGGGTTTGCCTGTTGCTACACGAATAATCTCTACTGCTAAATTAGGATACGTTTCTGTTCCTACCTTAACAATTAAAGGTACACGTCTTATAACACCATCAATCTCCGGGGCTGTGTTGATTACACCCACGCCACCTGCGACTTCTCCAAACGCTGGTATTGGACCTAGCATACCTGGCCATTCAAATAACCAGGGCATGGGATCTCCTATCATTGCAACACCTCTCGGTACTGCATTTTTATTGGCTTGTAAACTACCTGTTTGGGCAATTACTACACCATTATCTGTAAGAGCGTCCTGTAGGTAACTGTCGCCTCCAAGTCTATCGTCCTCGCTGAACAGCATAGGCAAAACTATTATACCTGCTCCTGCTTCTCGCAACTGCCAAATGATATCACTTAGCACTGCACGATTCCAGGGCCACTGTCCATATTTCTCTATGGAGGCTTCGTCTAATGTAACAATTCCAATGTCATTGCTTTGCACATATTCATCTTGCTGTTGCAATAGATCAAAACTTTTTAGTCGTAATGTCTCTACGACAAAATTATTATTATAATGAAAGAACAATATAACAAACGCTGTAAGTAATGGAAATAGCCAGTGTGAAGCTCTAATCATCCTTCATACCTTCTACTTGCTCTCTTGTCCAACGATTGCCTTTCCAATCTTGTTCCTTAAATGGTAACGGTTTTCTTTCTACATATAATCTATTAGGACACTGGTACTGTTTCATTGTTCTAGCGAACTCTTTTGTTGAGTCTTTACATTGGTAAAAGCACATACGCTCATCACCTGCTATAACATTAAATTGTATACTACAAGCCATCAAGCCTGCCATTGCTAAATCAAATATATGCATCTAATTCTGTGTTACTGTTATACCACAACCAAAGGCATTTGTACATGTACCTGTTAGTGTGTAACTTTTATTTGTTGATGCTGTCTGATCTAAGTCCAGCGTATAAGCACCACCACCGTTAGTAAGATCAATGTTTGCTGTATGATCTCCATATCTTTGAAAGACATTTACATCATGTCCATCATCTAAAACAATATCTGCGAACTGCGTGTCTGTATTACCACGCTGTGTTACTTCCACAGTATTGCCATCACCCGTAATCTCTATAAATCCATCGTGTTGACCGGCGCCACGCTGTGTATGTTTAACAGTATTACTATCACCTGTTACATAGTTTGCAATATGTAGGCCGCCCTGGTTATTATCATCTGTTTGATAACTTGCTAAATTGTTGCTGTTGCCTTGTACAATCCAATAGACATCATTGTCGCCTGTTTCACTTGTATCTATATTGCCTGACTCGTGTTTGCCTTGCCATGCTTTAATATTATTGCTGTTACCGTTTACTGTTACCCTAGCAATATTATTATCCTGTCCGTGTATTTGTACATCTATATTATTGTAGTCGCCATTCTGTACTTCTGCATATACATTATTACTATCGCCATCAACTGTGACACTAATAGCATTGTCATTATCGTTTCCATTACCTATTTCTGTATGTGTAATATTACTATCACCATCAACATCTATTGCAATGTCATTATCATGTCCATGATTGTCTATAGTATTTGTATTAGTATTGCCGTTTACTGTTGCTGTAATTGTTTGATTGTTACCTGAAGTCCATATGCGATATTGGTTTGTGTTTCCTGTCTGACTTAAATTTGTTGTCTTATCGTTACCACTTAATACTGCATCACCTGAGCCGTTAAGTCCTTCAACTTGATTGTTCTCTCCGTCCTGAACTATATCTAAGTTAAGATCATCTCCTATTTGATTTACATAAATGTCGTTAGCAAAACTACTGCTCGATATCAATACGATTGCCGCCGTCAATGCCCAGTTTATAGTCATATATTTCCCACTCCCCTTGTTTCATATTTATCGAATAATCATTGCCTCTGTCCAGCCTTAACTTAAAGTAACTATTTGTAATTGGATCTCTACGCTGAACAACCCACTTACCATCTTCTTTCTCTAATGTAATACCAGTCTCGGGATCAAAGCCGTATTTTATTGCGTCATCTACAAAAAATTGTTTATTTTGTCGCATAAGTTCATCCCTAAACATATTGTATAGTGCTTGGTTAAGTTGATCTAGAATATCATGCAAAACATCCTGTAGCATATAATCTGTTTGATCTAGTTCAGTTACCCAAATGTCCTTAATGCCTTCCTGTAGTGCATCATAATCTAAACCATCAAAATCTAAAAAGTCAATACCCAAAAAGTCTGCAAGTCTTTTACGCTGTATATACTCCTCATACTCTTCATCAACGTATGGATTACGTTTACGTAGAATAATAAGTTGGTTAATTTGACTCTCATCAATATCTAATAGCAATGGTCTTGCAGGCTTATCCCATCTTGTTGTAGTCATTGTAGCCTGAAATGCTTGGTTAAGTATAACTTGCCCAACATCTGTATCAACAGTAATCTCACCTGTATAACAATTACCATCTATATCACAACTAGGTAATAGAGTAATCATACTACCACCCAGCTCATCTACAACCATAATAAAGTCTGTGCCTCGCACACCAATGGTTGCACTAGGGGTTCTTATCTTAACATTTTGTTGGTAACGTTTTGCTATTTGTCCACTAGCGTATCTTACTGTACCTAGTGTTGCTTTGATGCTTAGTTTGCCTATGCTTTGATCTGGATCGTAAACAAACTCATCTATTAATAAACGACTATGTTCTGTAATATCTACCCTTGTATCATCAAGGAAGTCTATTTGCATTCTACCTCTTGCTGTAACGGCAGTGTCCATAGTCTGTACACCTACACCGTTTATAGCCTCGATACTTTCTGAACCACGCTCTAAGGCGCCGGATCCTTTAATCTTACCTATCTCACCCACAGAACCAAAGGCTATTTGTGGTATTAATATTAAGATTAAGGCCCAACGCATTAGTCGCTCTGTGTAATGTCAACATCTGCATTGTCGCCAGTTAAGTCTAAGTCAACTTTATTATCGTTTACACCTGACTGATCAACCTTTACATTGTTTCCTTTACCCTTAATTGATATGATTTGTGTGTGGCCATCAACATCACCATCACCAGCAATATCTAAATCTAATACGTTATCTGTATTAACTAGACTACTATTCTTATTAACTGTTACTGTGATTAATGCACTTTCGCCATCAACATCTGCTGTTATGACTGTACCATCATCTGTTACTGTGAAGTTAGCAACTAGATCTTTGGCGTCTGCACTCTCACCAACATTAATTGTATAGTCTTGATCATCGCCTGTGGCAGTAATATTAAGAGTTACACTCGCACAATTACCTGCTTCACCACTATCACATAACAAATCAACTACGTTGTTATCACCTGTGAATACCCACGTACCTGTGTAGGTAGCACCTAGAATCTGGGCTGTAATTGCGTTGTTGTCACCAGTTTGTGTGATGTCAAATGTCATTGTGTCTGCGTTAGTAGTAGCACTACCTAGAATAACATCCTGTGATGCTGTACCAATCTTGTTGTTTTCACCATCTTGTGTGATATCTAAATCTAGTGTGTCACCAACTTGCTCTATATATATTTCATTTGCTGATACGATGCTCGCACTTAGCAACATTATCAGTCCAATAATATATCTCATCTTTATTCCCCCCGATAAGATTCTTACTTATCTTTTAAATGGGCCTGCTGTTGCTCGTATAAGTATAAGTCATTTGTTGTTTTAAAACATTTACCGCTCTTATCGCAAAACTGAAATTGTTTGTCTTGTGGTGTTTTATCTGATATCATGTCATCTATCCACCTGAACTCAATCTCTTTATTCAATAGTTCTGATTTACTTTTTGGTAATGGTATATCTACTTTAACTGTTGACTTTTCCCCCTCGAACTTCCATAAGCCCTCTTTTTGTCCTTCATAAATTAGTTCTATAATTGCACATTCAATAGCCGCTCTTACTGCATAGTTCACTGGTTCATTAACACTGTAACCTGTTTCACTCTCTATTGCTTTTGTGCCTAAGTCTAAAAACTTAAATATGTCCGCTCCGCTTCTTGTGCTTGCTATTGACTTTTCTGTTGCTATTGATAACAGAACTCTCCCTGTGCTTACACTTACCATACGAATCACTACTGTAACCGTATCAACTCTATACTCAGTCTGTGCGCCGACGCCTAAATATCTAGCACCTACACCACCTACTGCCGTGTTAGCGTCATAGCCTACAATACCTCCTTCAAGTATCAGCCCTGCAAAACGTAGTGGTTTAAGAGGAGTAGGACCGTTTGGTAATTCCTTCTCATAAACCTCTCTCGTATTGCGTATCAGCTGACGTTCCTTAATTAGGTTGTCCATGCCTACACGCTCTACCACTTCAAACCAGGAGCCTCCTCCAACCTCTTGCAGACCTTTGATAACCCAAACTTCTCCGCCCTGTGTAACGGCACTAGATAAACTAGCAACGTTCTGAGCTGGCTTACGCTGTCCCGTCTTATCTTGGAACCCGTAAACAGCAATGGTAATTTTGTTACCATCAAGTTTGGGAACATCTTCTAGACGCTCCGCAATCGGACTTACTTGTACTCGTGGTGTACTATCTGCTTCGCTATAAGTTTTTAAGCTCTGTTGCATTGTAGTACAACCTGCTAGTGCAAGTATTAGGACAATGGAAAGATATTTCATTAAAAGAAAAACTCCCCAGAACCTGGTATTGTGATGGTTGTTGTTCCGCTGTCATCTACAACTGTGAGTGTTATCTCACCTGTTGTGGTGTCTTTAGTCCAACTAATAGTTGATCCCTCAATCTCTGTCGTACCGCTTGTAGGACAAGCATTGGTATTCGAACTAGTGCATTGAGTGAACATACTATCCACCATCTGCTTGGAGAGTGTTGCGTAAATCCTAGACTCAACGTTTTTAATAAACTTGTTGAGTGTCGTATTTTCCATCTCACGTTCTAATCTGGCAATTTCGGAACGTTTTTGATCCTCTATTTCCTGTTTGCGTTGAAACTGTAATTGTTCAACGCTTAGTACGTGATTACTGTAACCGTTGCCGTAGTGAAAAGCCGGTGATTTAAATGACCAGTTAAGCTCTCCTGCATGAGAACTTGTTATAGTCAGGGCAAGAACACCAACTAATAAATACTTTAACATGTACCCCTCCGTAGGTATTTATGTATAGGTGTAAATATTTTTACACCTTTTAGTATAGAGTTAGGAAAATGAACCAATATAAATCGGAACAAGACTTCATTTGGGATTCTTTAGATGAATTGTTTCCCAACACTACATCAGATATTTATCCGGAAATCAATGAGAACCACACCTTGGACGCTGAACTTAAGGAAAAAGAATCGTTTATGATTATAGATGCACTGAACTTATGTGATTATAATCAGACACATACGGCTTCTGCACTAGGTATAGGCAGAACTAATTTAATTGCTAGGTGTAAACGTTTGGGAATTAGTTTGAAGAAGGACGAGTTGGAGGCTTCTCCGACATTTGAAATCTAGGCTTCTCTCGAAGTTCTAATTGCTGGCGGAAGCGAGCTATAACATCTGGATGGTTATCTGATTCAGAGATAAAAAGTTTGATGGCAACCCAGCCATTACCTAAAAATATAAGATTGCCATTCTTGTATAATTTTGCACGACTGGAACTGTCCATCTCTAACATTAAGTTACTATGAATGTACTTAGTCATACACTAACACCTTATCTAAATCTACAAATATTGGCTTACAATAAGCCGTGGCCTTATGCTCCTTAGGCACCATACTAATGGAGCCGTAGTTACCATACCTTTTCACTACTCTATTTGCAAAGTATGTACATCTGTCTATTGACATGAAGTACATTGGTGGACCCTTAGTCTGGACATCGCCGAGCAAGAGCACCAGCATAAAAACATGCGTCATCATCGAAGGCTGTACAAATAGATAAGGAAGCCAATAAAAACAACTATAACAAGAATTAGACCACTAATTGCTACTACTTCAATTACCTTTTGTCTACGTTCCTGTTGATCATAAATTGCTTGCTGACGTTTCTTACGAATGTCAGCTTCTGTCTTGACTAGCTCATCCCATGCACTAGGGCCTCTTGTTGCTACAATGATCTGCCTCAGCTGATCACGCATATCCTCCGCTTTTTTCTTTGCCATGAAGATCGTCATTGCTTCTTCCTCTACGGAACCAGCGTTAAAGAGCTTCTTGAATAGTGGTGGTTTTTTATTTAATTCTTCAGCTTTTTTGAGGTCAGAGACAGCACCCATCCAGCGACCCAAGTCGCCTGCCATGCTTTCTATATCCCTGCCAACAGCAAAACCTTTTTTAATTGTGTTGAATGCGGCTGTCGCGCCAGCAATCGCTGTGATTGGATCAATCATAAAAAATCCCCCCGGATAATACTATACGTATTTATTCGGGAGGACCTAATTAAATGTTTACATAAAACTAATTATGCATAATCCATTGTGCGACTCTTGTTAAAGAAACCGTACAATAGAAGTAGTATACCAATTATAATAGCAATTGGTAGCATTGGGTGTTGTATAAACGTAGGATTATTAAGGATATAGTTTTGACTTAGTAAACTAAAGTCTCCACTCAGTGCCGCTGACACTGACTTTATATCATCATAAAAGAATACGTTAGACAACTGTAGATAACTGGCTTCAATACGTGGGAACAAGATGTAAGCCATCAGCAGAGCGGGTCTACTAAACTTACCATACTTACAACACATACCAATGGCTCCGAACACCACTAGCATGGTTAAGTCTTCCCATACACTTGAATAGAATCTACTTGCAAGAACAGCCCAGATTGTTAATGCCAACATTGGGGGGATCCAATATATTGGGTTGATATAAACAATCTTACAACACCATCTTGCAAATACTAACATTAATACACCAGCAAAGAATGTGCCAAACATATAGCCATAAAGTAAACTATTGATAAACTGCGTGTCATCCATAATGTATGGTGAACCAACTTCAAAGCCTACGTAAAGCCATAAGGCCATTAAAAGTGCGAACACCTTTCCGCCTGGAATACCAAACATAATAGTAGGCAATAAGCCTCCCATCTTGCCAGCGTTGTTAGCGCCTTCAGGACCGATAACACCTTTGATGTTTCCGGTTCCAAACTTTACTTTTTCTTTTTTATTTAATGCTACTGTGGCACTATAACTTGTCCAGTCACCAATACCGCCACCAGTACCAGGAAGAATTCCTACAACAAAACCAATACACCCACCCATAAAGGCTAGGTACTTGTGTTTCCAGACAGCCATAATGCCGTCCCAAGTTTGTTTATTGTGTTCCTTACGTGAAATCTTAGCAACTTGGTACTTTGTTGTAAGAGCTTCATATAATTCAGGAAGGGCAAACAAACCTGCCGCCACAATAACAACTGGTACACCATCTTCAAGGTATGCCCAGCCACCTGTGTTACGGACTTCTCCCATCATGCCATAGCCAATGGATCCAAAGAATAGACCAACGCCTATAGCACATAAACTTCTAAATGTATTCTTAGTAGTCACAACTGATATTAGACAGAATGCTACTAGAATAAGTGCGGCCACCTCTGGCACACCTACATATTCTGCTATTGTTCCGTACATAGGAATAATAGCCATACCTAAGGCACCAAATAATAAACCGTTAATCGTGCTTACTGTAATCGCAGAACTTAGAGCGTAACTTGCCTTACCCTGCTTTGCCAGTGGAAATCCATCCACCATTGTACTCGCCGCCCCTGATGCTCCTGGTATACCCAAGAGAACACTTGCAAAACTATCGCCAATAGTACATGATACCATTGTTGCTATTGAGAACATAACGAATAGATAATTACCACCAGTAAAATCAAAACTTTGTACAATTACAAAGAGCATAATGATTGCTTTACCAGGACCTGCACTAGGAATTAACCCAATCAGTCCTCCGTAAAGAATGCCGGCAGTGAGCATTACTGCCCACTGCACGGCTACTGGATATTGAAGGATAAACTCCATTTTAGTTTAGAAGTTCTTCCTTAACGAAAGCATCTTGGTACTTAAACACGTCGTTTGCAAGTACAACTAATGTTTCAAGATTCTCTCTGGTGATTAGCGAGAACAAGTAGTCACTGTGTGCAACAACTTCATCGCCAGACAACCAAGGGAAAGCGCCTAGTTTCTTATCTAAACGTGCCATTGCTTCTGGATCTGCAATCATTTCCGCAACTGCGGCGTTTACATCATCTTTAAGTGGTGAGTTAGGAGCAATCCAAATTGTCTTTTGGAAACCGTCTCTGTAACCTTGGAATGTTACATATGCTTCATAAACTGGACCGCTAGGTGCTACACCCCATTCAGCTTCATATACTTCTGGGAAAGACTGTGCGCCTTTTGGTGCGTTTGGATCACCGTAAACAGAACCTTTACCGTCTACAATACCGTGTGCAAACCATACACGACTTTGTCCTGACTCATACTCTTTAGCATAGCCCATCAAAGAAGTCTGTGGAGTGTCACGTGTTGCGTCTAACTGTCCTCTACGGAATGCTTGACGCTTTTCACCGCCAGAGTTAAATCCTGGGATAAAACGTAGACGTTCGTTTGTACATTCTAGGAATGTTTCAACTGAAGCATTTGCTTCTGGACCACAAATCATTAGTCCTACTGAAACGATATCAGCCGCAAAGCCTGTACCGCCTGTTGCTGGAAACTTAACTACGTCATTTCTCCAGTCAACGTCTGAGTTAATAGAAACCCAAATGTTAGTGTTCATCACAACTACTGGATCGTAGTTACGATAATCAAAACCACCTACATCTTCTAGTAGGAAGCCTTCGCCGTTACCGCCGTGGGCAATCATAAGTGTGTTTGGACGATCCATATACGAACCTGCCCAATCTTTAAGAGACTTTTTGCCTCTCTGTCCTGGTAGGTAACGTGGTACAATGTTATGTCCGTACTTTTCGAGCTTTGCATTAAGCTCTTTCATTACGTTGTCACCCCAAAATGCCGTACCGCCTTTACCAGGGCCGTTTGGGAACTGAAGTGTCAAAGTTTCTGCTACTGCTGAAGTAGCCATCATAGTCGCGAGTGCGACTGTTGCTAAAATCTTTTTCATAGTTTTCCTCTTTTGATTTAGATTGTGTTTGTTCGCAGACGGTTATTCCGTTGCGATTCTATGTGACATGAACTTGTGCCTATCGGCGGTTAGTTATTCACGATATTGTTTGGAGAATACGAGAACATTCGTTCTCTGTTTTGTATAGTTTTATTTATCTTTTCTTAGGACAAAATATACACGGTTTGCGTCATTACGCATATTTACAACAGAACACCCAACCTCTTGGGCACTATTGAAAATAAATTCAGGAGTCCATTCAAAAAACTCAATCCATTTTGCTTCAACAGGATCATGTTGAATACCTGGATTAACTCTAAAGAACAATAGTCCTCCTGGTTCAGTGACGTCTACACATTTCTGTAGCTCACTAAAAACTTTCTCAATATTACCAAAATTAATACTACCAAAACAAATAAGAACATCATGCGTACCTTGTGGTACATATTCCATAATACCTATTTGTTCATCTGCTTTTGAATTGTATAAATCAATACCATACAGATTATTAATTTTGCCTTTAAATTCATTATAACCGCATCCTACATCAAGGACGCTACGTGGAAGCATATTATTAATCTCATCAACTATTGCTAGTCCACTATATTTGTATTTCTTATTCTTAGGATGCCACACTTTAGTAAAGTATTTTTCATTAACTGCATTATCAATCTCATCTACAGTTGGTTTAGTTACGCTTACATCAAAGCGTACATTAATCATCTCTAATAGTGCCTGCTCATTGCTCATAAGTCCAGGGCAGTCACGTTTAATCCTCTGCAACTCGTTATAAATTTTAATGTTCATTAGTTTCCTAAAATTTTGCGAGGCGGTTATTGTGTCTCCCACCTTCATATTGTGTGTTAAAGAAATCAACAACAATACGTTCTATTTCATTGTCTGTTGTTGTTCTAGCGCCTATACAGAGTATATTAGCATCATTATGTTGTCTTGTCAATACCGAATGTGAACTATCCGTACATACTGCGGCCCTTACACCTTCATGCCGATTAGCAACCATACTCATGCCAATGCCTGTTCCGCAAATTAATACTCCGAAGTGAGCTCTACCCATTGCTACATCACGTGCTACTTCATGTGCAATGTCTGGGTAATCTACTGAATATGTATCATCAACACCATAATCTGTAACTACATATCCAAACTGTTCTTCTAGGATCCTCCGTAGCATACGCTTTACTTCAGGTCCTGCGTGGTCGTTGCCTATCGCAACTATTCTAGTCATAGATGAATGGATCCTCCGCTTTCATCTTTTTAATCTTCTCTTTTATTTTACGTTTGTATCGCCAATTGGCAATAAGTGTTTTAATCCATTTAATCATGTGTACAAACCTTTATATTGTAAGTGTTCTGCCATTCCTCAGCATCTGCAACTGTATCTACCATTGGCTTCCCTTTGATATTTAGCGATGTATTCAATAGCATTGGACAGCCAGTATCTGCATACCATTTAGCCAGTAACTTATAGAGTTCTGGATGCTGTTTTTCATTAACAGTCTGTACTCTGCTTGTATTATCTAAATGCACAATAGCAGGAAATAAATCAGGACGTTTGCATGTGCTTACAAACTGCATATAAGGTCCAGTAGGTCCGTCAAAGTATTCATTGGCAAACTCCTCCATGATAACTGGAGCAAATGGGCGGAATTCCTGTCTACGCTTCACAGCGTTGACTCTGTCCTTTACATCGCCACCTCTTGGATCTGCTAACAGGCTACGGTTACCTAATGCCCGTGGTCCGAACTCCGCCCTGCCATTGGCTACGCCTGCTATGCCTGATTCTTTTAGTTCTTTAATTAAATTGTTGACTGGATATTTTCCTTCAATGTTATGTCCTAAGTAAGGTCCAGTCCATTCTATAAACTTGCCACGTTTTGCAAGTATAGCACCCAAACTATTACCAGCATCACCTGGGTTAGGAACAATCCATACATTGCCATCATAATATTTGTGTGCAATACTATTGGCCACACAATTTAATGCACAGCCTCCACCCAGGACAATATTCCTACTGCCGACCAGCGTTAGTGTTTGTTGTATTAAATGTTCAAACACCATTTCATATACCGCCTGCGTTCCTGCCGCAATGTCTGCTATATCCTGTACAGTATTAAGTTCAGGACGCCACCAACGACATCCTCTGTGCAAATTATGTTTGAATCTAATGTATGGATCGTGTCTGGTTAACTCCTCAAAGAAGTCTTCATAAATTATTTGCTTATATTTTTCTGGATCACCACAAGCCGCCATACCCATAAGGATATATTCATCTTCATTAGGCTTCAGTCCTATACGCTGTGTCATAGCACTATACCAGATGCCTAGGCTATGTGGATAACGCTGACTATGCACTCGCTTCATCTTTGTGCCTTCAGCTTTCCAGATAGTTAGTGTTTCCCATTCGCCAATTGAATCCACAATAAGTATAGCCGCATCTGTATAAGGACTTGTGTAATATCCTGCGGCCGCATGTGCATGGTGGTGTTTTACTTTTGTGATACTTGTATGTTGTAACCTATGATCAACACCATCTTCTGCATAATCTGTAAATCCACAATGCAATAAGATATTGCTAGGTGCTTGTTTGAATATTGCTGTCTTGTATTGTCCAGCCCACAACTGTCTAGTACGCTTTAGAAGATTATCCTCATACCAGATAACCTGTTTAGGTTTACCAAACGCCATTGCTTCTTCAACAATAGTTTCATTTAAATTAGCATCGTTCTTTATGCCACTGCTACGTTCAGCATGAGCCGCATAAACAATAGTGTCGTCTTTTACAACTGCTACGCTTGCATCATGTGAGCCAGCACATATACCCCAACTAATCATTAATTTTTCTCCATACCATTCCGATAGGTGGATCATTTACGTAATGGTTTCTTATTATATACAATTTTTTAAGGAATGTCAAGCGTTCATCGCCCTCGTATTTGTTATAAATGTTTATTAACTTATTAACATATCTGTCTTTGTCTATTGTAAATTCTGTCTCTACTGTATAACCAAACTGCTTTGCTAACTTGCGTACATATTCCATATCACAATGTCTACTTCTAATAGTAAATCCTACTAGATTATTACTCCACCAAGCAAGACAACTTAAATGAAATGCAATAAGTCCTCTATCAACTGTAAACTGTTGAAGTGTAACTAAAGGATTGTCCTCCCAGAGTACTGATGGATCCTCAGTCTTTACATTACTTGTTGTCTGTAACCAGGGTAAACGCTTTGTTCCTATAGCACTGTGAATACTTCCATAACCCGTAACAACATAAAAACTACCTTCAGTATATATGTCTAACGCATCTTTAAAACTTGTGCCATTTTGTAAGTCAAAGCCTTCTGTGCCTCTACACATATCACCACAACCAGCATCTAAACTTCTATTTGTCTCGGGCAGATAATCCTGTATGTCTTGTTTTACTGTACACCACTGGCTTATGTCCGTTCTCTGTACGTCGTCCATTACCCTCTTACTATTGAAGTGCATAGTATTATTCTCTTCACATATAGTATCGTACCTGGGCTCTATCGCCTTATACAGTTCCAAAGGATTCAACTGCCCAATTCCTTTCCATACACCACCAGCATTCGTTACATGGTGGCACTGAGTATTCACAACTTACCGTTAAGTTCCATAAATCTAAAATATTAAGTTCGTTATATTCTTTATATAAATCCAATTTATTCATATTAAAAAACGGATTATTAAATGGATCTTCTATTGGATAATCTCTATCCTTTTTACGTTCATGATGAAACTTTAACTCCACAGGAGGATTCATTGTTTTACCACTTATCCAGTGTGTGATTAACTGATACTTCTTTTCTAATTCTGATCTATGGTATCTTCTTTCTTCCAAACGTTCCTGTTCGCTTGGTGCTATTACTACACAATGTTCCACAATTTTTACAGGTGTATTTTCCTTTAGCCATGCCACAATGTTATGGCTTGCCTCTACATTATGTTGACGAGTTTCACTTGCTAGTGTTAACAAGATTAAAGGATCTTTTTGTTTATATGCGAGTAATGCACTATCTGCACCACCACTTAGATATAATCCTACAGCCATAACATATCTCTACTGTCACCAATACGTGTGATACTTCTAGCAACGTCTGCACTTATGCCATTATACTGTATATCACAATGGTCACTGCCATAACAAATAGTATTGGCAGGCAAACGTTCTAAAAATTCTAACGAACTCTCGTGGCTCTGTTGACTTGTTTTACATAAGTTACTGGGCAAACGTTTAAGAGCTCCGTTCCACCACGCCACACCCTGTCCTATTTGTGGGAATTCAAAGTATTTTATATTTGTTCTGTGCCATTCATGTTCTAAGTCACAGTACTGTTGCCAATGATCCAACCATCTGTCTCCAAAGTAATCCTGTACATGCTTCCACACAACTGGCCAACGTTTATCCTCTTCAGTAAACTTACGTCTGTTCCATAAACCCATGCTTATAAACTTTTCATTTAGATGTTGCATCCAATCAGGCCAGTCCTTGCCGTCCCAATTATTAATTGTATAGCGATGAACTTGTAAACTTATTTTTGAAATATCCACATGGTGTACAACTGTGTTTGGTGTAAAGCAATGATGATCAAGCAAATAATTAATAAAAAATCCACTGCTTACTGTTACTGCCCAGTCAACACAAAAAGCTGAATTATCTCCTAATACAGGTATTTCATTGTGCATTAAATATGTAATATTTGAGTCGTCAATTAAACTTGTAAGTAATGCATCGTGACTTGACCAGAAGTCTTCTTTAGTTGATGTATCTAATACATGAATATATTTTGCTGGAAATGTTATTGTGCTATCAAATGCAGGCTTGTGTACAAATACGCTATCACTTAAATGAATATAACCTGCTTGCATTTTATCTATTTCAGGCTTATAGAAGTGTTCATATGCTCCCCACAAAAATATTGTACCTGCTCTTAAAACAAGTACACAATCATATAGGTGCATGGGTTCATATCTATCCACAACATAGAAGTCCACTACATCATCTGTTTGAACTCTGTTTGTTCTCTGATAATCCAGACTTAATTGTGTATAATTAAGTGCTACATCATCATGATGTTCTTGTCCACTGCGTTCTACAACTATAGCATAATTAGAACCCATAGTACCCCACTAATACATCATGCTTTAATTTACTTTTAGGAATGTCCTGTTTATACATAAAGCCTTCCACACTGCGAACATACTTTGCTATAACATCATCCTCTTCAAAGTCTAGTCCAAACTTACGTTTGAAATGTCCTTTACTTGCCACATGTATATCCATTTCATAATCAAAGAATACTTCATGTGCTAACTGCGTTTCTTCTCTAATTAATTTGTGAGCTGTATCATTATCCTTGTAGTATGGCTGATAGTGTGGATATGGAATATCTATTCCGCCCACGCTCATCCAACCATTAATACTGCTTTCAGGCCTACGTGCAACTACACATATTTTACTATCAGGAAAGTTCTCTATAATCCAGTCTATGTTATATATAAATTGGTGGCAACGAATAATATGATATTTTTCATCGTCCCATACAGGCCAACCCTTTTGTATCTCTGCAATAACATCTTCTTTTGTTAATTCATTAATTTTATGAAACTGCTCACCCAGTTCCTGTCCAGGACCAAAGTATAAACCCGTGTGCCTAACACCATTATAAACATCCTTGTGTATCATACATCGTTCTGGTGTTCTATCTGATATATCAGCCTGTACACAATCAGATAGAATATAACTAATTGCTGACCATTTTGATCCTGGGGCACCTGTAAAAAATATTAATTTACTTTCATCCATTCCTTTATCCTCCTATAGTCTCTTGAGTTCACTGTGAGAACACGTTCATCAGTTATTCTACTGCGTTCTGCTGTATTTGCCTGAATATTTTTATATATCCAATCATAATATTCCATGTAATAATCTGAATAATATTCTGTGCCATAGTTTTCCCATGCCCAGATGTCTCTAACAGTAAACTTCTTACCTAACTCTCCTCCAATTATTTTTAAACGTTTGCCATGTTCTGTATCTCTGCCACCCATCCAATCATGTTTTAACCAGCCAGGAAACTTTGCACTTGTGTTCATGAAACGTAATGCAACTCCATCAGGTGGTAAAACAATATTAATTATTTTACTTTCAGGAAAATGTTCTAATAAATCCTGTGGCAAACTGTGCGAACAATAAACAATATCCTGTTTTATTTCCTGTGCTTTAACTTTAATCCACTGCGGTAAAAAGTGTTCAGCATAATATTCTCGTGCATCTGGAATAAAGTCTCGTACATAATCATGTGTTGGTGGCAACATTCCGTTGGGTGTTATTCTATCAAAGTGATAGGGTGAAATGCTACGCTGTAATATTTCTGTATTATCAAAGTGTACGTTCCAGGGGTTCTTGCCATTGCGAGCATCTGAATACCAGTAGAAACGTGGCAATGTACAGAGTGTTCTAGCCAATCTGTGTCCAAATGCTCCTGGTTCAAAACTTACAAATAAAATCAATCCTTACGTCCTATATAATAGAGTGTTCCAGACTCTTCATGCACTAGATCTCCTGTTGCAAACCATTCAGGATAAACACAAATAGCACCTTTAACATGTAATTCACTATCTACAATTTTGTAATCACAATGGAATGTATCGCCTAATATAGTATATTCTTTATAATTCTCTGCAACATCTCCAGGCTTATATGTTTTATTAATAGCAACTGGTCCTATCTCTGTCATGCCCCAATTAGCAATAAATGTAGCACCCTGTTCAATAAATGAATTTATTTCATATTCATGTACAGGATCACTGCCACACATAATGGTAATGCCAGATAAATCTAATTTCTTAAATGTCTTTGTTCTTATTATAGCTTCTGCCATGCGTGGTGTCAAGTGGCTATGCGTATAATCTGTTATTTTTTGTACCCAACTATAGGGATTGTATGGCTCTATTGTTACGCTTGCTCCAACTTCATACGCTGGTAAAGTCTGTGCAAGTAATCCTCCTGCATGTTTTAAACTGCATACAGTTAGTATTCGTGATCTTTTTGTGATACCCTGAACTTTACGTGCTATAAAATTACTGTGTTTTATTTTGTAGGGATCCTGATATATCTGCTTGGGTCTGCCTGTTGTGCCACTTGTGCAGAGTTCAGTGCCTCTTTTTAGATATTCAATCATTTGTATTCTCCAGTAAGTGATTAAAGTTATGACTTACTCTTCTTCTGCCCTGAATACGTTTTAATTCAGATATAAACGCTGTAAAGTCTTTATGTTGTGGTTCAAATATCTGTAGTTCTTGCATGTCTTCTTTACTGTATGTTCCCCAATTAACAATCTGTCTAAAATTAATACTGACGCTCAACCTGTTTGTACTATCCAATGGAATTACATCTTCAAGTGTATCACAAAACTCTGACATTTCTGTATAGTTATTTTTGCTTACTACATAACTAATAATTAACTTTCTATCTCTGTCCTGTAGTTCACTTAAAAATTTAATATTATCCAGTAGTAT